ATACAAAAAGCTAAGACATAATATCATCACAAATTATTAATCACAGAAAATCAAATTGTGACCATATATGCAGTCAAATTTTTGTAAGTTAATTTCAGATTTGTGACCATAATAAGCCCCATTTTGGTCATATAATTACCATTTTCAATTTGTGACCATATATGCTCTCAGTTTTTTTGAAAGTCCTTCAGGAGGTGTGACCATAAGTCCCAATAAGTTTTGTGACCATATATGCTCTCAGCTTTTTTGAAAGTCTTTCAGGATTTGTGACCATAATTGTGACCATAAATCCCCGACATATTCCCAATAAGATTTGTCACCATAAATGGTGTCATATTATTTAATATACAACAATTTTATTGTTACGTTGTCAATATCAACATCATAAAATATATTATTCTCAATATAAATAATATATTTGGCATCTATTAAAGTCACAATTTTAAATAAATTATCACAAAACATAAAACTACAGGTCTCTGTATTATTTTCATTTCTGTGATTAATAATTTGTGATGATATTATGTCTTAGCTTTTTGTATTTTTTTTGTTTTTTTAACTCTCATATTTAGGAGACAATTGGGAGGGGCCCCAATTTAGACGCGTCGTCTCCTAAATATGACCTCGCGATGGTGTGAAAAATTACTTGATAAACTTACTTTTATACTCATCGGTTTGTTTGTATATATCATACCCTCGCGCATCATCTCTCTTACAAATTATTTTATGACGAACTAAGAGTGAGACCACTTGCCAAGGTCTTACATCATTAAATAATGCAGTTATTGTCATAATATTATTATTATCATCTTTGTAATATTCAATAATTTCATTATCTTTTTCCTCATCAAAATAATAACCTTTTGATTTTTTTACTTTTTCTTTTTCAACCTTTTCTTTTTCAACCTTTTCTTTTTCAACCTTTTCTTTTTTCTCTCCACTCTTTTTTTTCTGAGGCTTTTTCTCCAACTCTAAAACCAGATTTTCTATTAAAACTTCTTTAATTTCAACTTCTTTTAGCTTGTAACCGAACAAAACAATCGGGCTATTTTTATTTTTCTCAGTATAGTTTGATGCATTAACTACTTTTCGGATCGCTTCTTTGAATAAATCATTGGTAAATTGGGTTTCAATAACATAATCCTTATGCTCTTTTTTGAACTTACTCCATAATTCAGTAGATGATATTTTATCTGACTCTTTGTTCTCACTGTATTCTACATTGGAATCAAACCAGTCTTCAACTTTTTCGTATTTATCAAAGTGTTCAATTATTATTTTATTTGAAAGGACTGATAACATTTCAAGTAAGGTTGAATCACTTTTTTTTAAAATATTAGAAGATGCATTTAGATTTCGCCGCATTTCAGAATTTACTTCTTGCAAGTTATTAATTTGCTTGATCATTAATAAATTCTGTTCTCTGTATCTATTCAATTCTCCATCTTCTTTATCCACTTTTTTTGTCATATTGTGATAACTATTGCAAAATGACCACGCTGTTCTTAGCATATCTTCAGGTGATTCAGTTTTCATTAAATTATTCACAAATATTATGGTTTTTATTCCTACATCTGTTATTACACACTTGCTCATTATTGGAAATCTGTTCCACCCGGCTATTTCTGAGTCTAACGAAACTAGCCACGCAAAATGCATATTAACATTTGTGGTCAAGTCTGATTCTATCTTGTCTATTTCTTTCTTTTGAACTGACATTGAATATTTTTTTGCATCTACCAAAACATTAAACTCCTCAAAAAATAAATGAAAGTCTCCTTTATGTGCTTGTTTTGACATATTTTCTATTTTATAACCATTAAAATCTTTGAATGTTTTTGATAAATAACTGAATACATCTTCACCAATGTCACCTTTCTTTGATGATGATGTGTATTTATTCATATTTGCTGCCTTATCAAATACTTCTCTGTTCAATCTATTTTGCTCATCCTTTTCTTTTAATAATAATTGAAATTTCTCTCTTTCCTTCTGTATTCTTTCTTCAATTTTATGAGAATTTTCCAACTCATAACTATTTATTTGATCCATTGCAGCATCTAATTTTTTCTTCAGTTGTTCTAGTTGACCCTCATACATTTTCGTCATTTTTTCCCCCATCTTTTTTCCTGTTTCTCTCTCCACCAATAATTCTAGTTCCATTTTTTCAGTTAAACACCTGTTTTCATTCTTGATCTTGTTATATATTTCTTCTTGAGTTAAACCTACAACTGCATTCCGACCTTCTTTTAAACATTGACTGCCTATTTTTATCATCATAAAATTCTCTTCAGGAGAGAAATCTGCACATTCTTCCGGCAATATTGCTTGTTCCGGTATTGTTAACCTTATTTGCTTTGACATTATATAAATATGATATTCAAATTTTATATTATTTATGTAATAATATAAAACCTATCTAGTATATTATATTAATGACCCTACAATTATTCATTATTGATTATGAAGTGACAGATGAAGATTTTGAAACACATACAACTTGCATTGGAATCTATAATGACTTGAAAACAGCAAAAATTAAAATGAGAGAAATATATAATAATACACCCGAATACAAATTCTTCTGTTACAAAATAAAGATCTATCATTTGAGCAATAATGAATACAAATTCATCAATAAGTTTTACACATATTCATTTGATAAATTCACTATGTTTGATTACCTATAATAAACATAACAATATTGTTATCTTTATTTTAATGTTTCCTAGTCTTTTTATTTTTTTTATGGGCCTTTGTCTTCTTCTTTTTACTAAGGCGTTTTCTGTTCTTCTTGGATTTTCTTTTTCTAATTCCTAAACCAAGAATACCAAGAATATTTGCTTCCTCATATAAACTCTCAAAACTTCTTCTTCTTCTTTTAGTTGATGGTTTGCCTGTAAAACGTATTGTATGGTCTACTTTTTTTACATATCGTGATTTAAATAAATGACATTTTTTATTATTACTATTAATTAGAAAATAACCATATTCTGTTCCTTTTTCTACTTCTAATTTGACATTGACAGTTGGAAAATATCTTGCTCCTCTGTTATTACTACGTGGATTAATTGCATTTATTTTAAATAAATTTTCTTCTGGTAATTTTTCTAGAGTAACATTTTCAACTTTTCCTTTAGAATTAAATGCATCACTATAAATATTTTCAATTATAGATCCTTCAGGTAAATCAATGAATTGATCTAACGGTAATATATTTGTTGTTGCTTGAATCAAATCAAATGGATTTGTTTTTTCCCCTTCTTCATGAATAATGCTGGTATCACTAATATTACTTGCATCTGGACTAACTTCATAAGGAGTAACTTCATAAGAACTATCTTCATCAGAACTAACTTCATCAGAACGTTTTCTTTTATTACTCATAATATATTGTCATATAAAAAAATAAATATAACAATATTTCAATGTTTTCTGCTCTTCTTATGAGCACTTTTTCGCTTCTTATGAGTCTTTCTTTTCTTATTACTTTTCTTGGTCTTTTTATGCTTGCGTTTAACGCCATGTCCCTTACTAGTATTAGATTCATAATAAGCCTTACTTGCTAGAAATCTTCTCAAATTTTCTTCCCTTTGTTCATCTACTGGACTAATATAACTTGCTGTACCTTGAACTAATGTGCCTTTTTCAATACCAGCCATTCTTTCAGTTTCAGCTTGGTTTATTTTTTTAGCATTTGCTAATTTTTCTATTTCTAATTGGAGAATTGCATTTCTGCGTTTTTCTTCAATATTTTCTATTATGGTTTGTGTTCTTGCTTGTCTTTCTCGTCTTTTTCTATCAGCAGAATTTTCTCTTTTTTTATAAGTTTCTTCGCCCGCTTCAGCTCTTGCGAGGTTATAGTCTTTTCTCTGTTTTCTTATTTCTAAAAGTTCATTTTTTATTTCTAAAAGTTCATTTTGTATTTCTTTTATTCTTTCTTTTATTTCTTTTATTTTTTTTTTATCTTCTTCACTTTTTAGGGTTTTTATTATTTGTTGTAAACCAGTTAATTCTTTATGTAAATTACTAGATTTTTTGGATAATTTATCTCTCTGGTCGTTTCTTTCCTCCGAACTTTGTTTTCTAATATCCGACATATAATATAATTATAGATTTAAAAATTTTTAGTTTTCATTTATCTATTAGAACTTGTTTGGCAACGTTTTTAATGATTTTCCCGTAATTCTTATCATCTTCCTCCTCGTCCGCACCTCCGCAAGATTTATTCATTATTACCATAAACTGCTCGTTCTTCTTTGACCTCGGGTCTTGGTATTCTGGGTACACTTGTTGCCATTCTTTAATCTGTTTCACGTTTTTATGTGCCACGTATTTGATCGCTTTTTTCATCTTCTCCTTCTCTTCATTGTCCTTCTCCCAAGCATTGTTATCCTTGATGTACATCACTTCTCGCTTCAAGTCGCTACAATGGATCGGTCTCTGGGTTACATCCAAGCCTTTCAGTTCTCTCACCATTATTTTACTGATTCCTTCCACATACCCAAGCTGTCCCACCATCTCCAAATCTGTGATTTGTAGCTTCAACTGGTTAATGAAGTCCATAATGTTAAGCGCATTTGCACACTTCTCATTCAAGAATATCTGCATATTGAAGTGGTTGTTCTGTGTATTATTATTATTGGTGATATGGTTCACCACTTTTGTCTCCTTCATACACTCTATCATCTTGTCGTTCTGTGCGATTTGTGTCTTTTGCTGCTCTAGTTGCATCTTGCGTTGCTCTATCATTAGCTCCTTGAACTCCTGGTTGTCCTTCAATAAGGTCAGAAGAAGCTCTTGCTGTTTTAGTGGATCTAACAAAACGCCTGTCGCATTATCATCTTGCGGTTTTTTGCACGATTTATCGCACGATTTTTTGTGTCTGTATAAGCTGGATCTGTGCATATACTTCTGTCCACAACCATCACACTCAATACATTTATAGTCTTGCGGGAATTGCGACTTTTTTATAGCAGGTTGTAGCGGGTTTATAGCATTGACCGTCTGATCGGTATGTTTACGTGTGACAAGATGTTTTTTGTAATCATATCTGTTATTGGTTATGTACTGGCATAATTCACAAGAATACGCTGCGTTTTTTTGCGATATTTGTGTAGCATTAGTAGCCATATATATAGCATCTGCCTTATTTCTAAATACTTTCCACCGAAAACACTAAAAAATTATGCTCACACTTTTTGAAGGTAAAAAATGCATTTGTGAGCATTATCGTCACAAACGCATTTTTCAAAAAAAGCGGCCGTTTTGGGAGGACCTCCTGAAAATTGGACATTTTTAGTATGTCCATTTTTTCATTGCCAAAAAAACTTTTGAAAAGAATAATTAGGTATTTTTAGTGGTTGGCTCCCCTGATTGAGATAACTTGTTTTTTATTGCTTGGTCTTCAGCAGCCGCAGCACTTAGGATCTGCGCAATGAACATCTTGAAGCATTCCAGGAATTTCTCGTCTTGTTCCAGGAGTTTGTTGTGTTGGTGGAGGATGACCCTCTTGAGTTCTTGGTTCTCTTTCACTAGCTTCATAATAAAGGAGTTCTCATCCATAGGCTCATCATCATCGGATTTATCTTCTTCTGCTTCTGCTTCTGCTTGTGCTTCTTTCTCTTCTTTGGGCTCCTTGGATTCCTTGGCCTCTTGAATAGGACTTTGGCTGACAGCCTTACATATATTCTTGTGTTTGTTCAAATGTGTCTCAAACTTGTATTGCTTTCCACATTGACATTCAAATGCTTTAATAGATTCATCAGTCTTTGCATTGACTTTTGTTTTCGGTTGTGATTTCGTTTTGGCCTCCATTTTATACCTACAACTATGGAGCAGTTTTTAAATCGTTTTGCACCATAAATGGTTTGTAATTTGTAATTGAATTACGCCAATTAGGCACATAATTTGCGACCTCTTTATCAGGTTCTCTGATAGAAAGTCTTCTTTGCTTTTCCTTCAAAGGTCCAAATCTTGGAATAGCATAATAATTGACAATTTTTCTCTCTTCAAATGGTTTATCTCTCATAGGTTGTACTCTTGGTAAATCATAATAACAAAAACTTGGACTTCGTGGTCTATTTTCAATAGGAATGCAAAAGATTTGTCCCATTTAATATGTGTCAATAAATTATATGGCCCCTTCAACAACATTCTTCGTATACCTCTTAGAATGCACAGATGGGGCGACTTATGTAGGCGCTACAGTGGATCTAGATCATCGCTTAAGGCAGCATAACAAGGAACTCAAAGGAGGCGCCCATGCAACGAGTGCCAAAGTGGCCCAGGGCAAGATCTGGCACAGAGTTTGCCATATTGCTGGGTTCCCATATTGGCCAGCAGCTTTGCAATTTGAATGGCGCTTTAAACAATTGTCACGAAAATACCCGCAAAAAATGAATCCATTAAAGCGCAGACTAAGCGCATTAAAGGATTTATTGGCCCTTGAAAGGCCGACAAGCAAGGCAGCAGCTTATTCAGAATGGCCCACTCCACCTCAAATTAATTGGGAATCTCCAGGTTCTGAAGAACTATTTTCCACTTTATAAATCAATGGGAAGAGAGAAAAAGTAATCTAACTTCATTTACAATGAAAACAATGGGCATCATAAGCAGTCTTGTTATAAGCCTTGAACAAATTGCAAACAGGACAAACCAATGGCTCTTCATACACAGTTGCAGACTCTGCAATAAGTTGCCCACTGTAATGAGCCACAAAATCCTCATATGAAGCAAATTTCTGGAACCCGAGTAAGTCAAAGTCCACAGAAACAGCTTCAGTTACAAGGTCAATTGTTTCCTGATTATAATGTTCGTAAAAAGTCTCCTTCTTATAGTCAATATTCAGATTATGAATTAAAGTCTCTCCATTTTCATCAATATTATTTACAGGAAGATTAGAATCAATACCAATGATTTTGAATATTGCAGCCATATCATTGTCATAGTTATCAATATTTCCAAGAAAATTCATACTAATCTGTAATTTTGTATCCATTAAGTGGTCATTTTGAGTAATATACGAATGAAAGTAACCATAATTATTGATCATTGTTCTGAAATCAAAAAATGCCCTCAAATTTGCATAACAATATTGTTCACAATGAGTAGGGACAGTATTATGATTCAATTTCAAATACTTAAATGCCGACAAAAATTTCTTATAAGGATCCCTAATAAAGGTGAACTTAAAATAAGATCCCCATTTTTCATCATCTAGTCCCAATAGTTCATTGGTTTCTTTGTTATCAATAAAATATCTTAAAACACCTTTTTTCCTTATACTTGTAACAGATAAATTCGGTAAGTCTAAATTATAGTCATTTCCTGCAAATTCACGCTCGTGATCAGGTCTTCTTTTCTTATTATAAATATCAGGAATACAAATAAATCCGTGTTTATTTGTTAAAAGTCTTTTAATATTCGTCCCTCCACACTTTGGTATGTGAAAATACAATGCTTTCAGTTCGTGATTCACGTATATCATTAATATATTATTCTATTTTATTATAATAATGGCAACACCAACCTATTATTTAGCTGATACTACAAAAGAATGGAATCTAAGGTATTTGAGAATACCTACTGATGGTTCAATAGACATATATGGTGATATTTATAGTTATCCTGATGGAACAAATAAAACAAATTTATCACTTGGAACAACTATTAGCCGTAATATAACAGGTTCTTATAATTTATTATTAGGTTCAAATGTTTGTTCAGGATTGACTACAGGTTCTTATAATACAGCTGTTGGTTCATCAGCATTAAATAAAATCATAACATTATCAAGAAATGTTGCTCTAGGGTCTCAAGCATTTGCTAATTTAACATATCCAGCAACCGGATTATCAAAAATAATTCTTCTAACAGGCGGAACTTATAATAGTCTTTCTGCCAATGTTCCTTCAGGAACTTATACTTTTACTATTACAGTAGCATCAGGACCAACTCCTGCATCAATCCCATCGGCAACATATTTTTATACAGCAGCTACAACCGGTCAAGGTGCATTCCTTAGCGGCAGTATATCAAATATCATCTTAACAAATACTGGTTCAGGATTTTCTTCATCAACTACTTTTACACTTACTACACCAAGTATTGGGACAGGTTCACCTAGTGCTACATATTCATTCGTATATGATGACACAAATTCTGGAAATGACAATATTGCCATTGGTTATCAGGCATTATATAATACTCAATATTCTGTTCGTAATTTAGCAATTGGTAGTTATGCATTGACAAATCTATCTCAAACCCTAACAACCACAGAACTACTAGATAATATTGCTTTTGGGTTTAATTCACAAGCTGGTTCGGTTCTTGGGATAAATACTATTTCAATAGGTAATTATTCACTTGCAGGTAATACTTCAAGTGCTTTGAATTATTCACCATCAAATATAGTATGTATTGGAAATAATGCAATGTCAAATATAAGAACCAATGGGGCAAATAGTATCTGCATTGGAAATAGTTCAATGAACTATACTATTACTAATTCTTCAACAACAGATAATATATGTATTGGAAATAGTTCAATGACAGCACTTAATGGTGGTTACTATAATTTATGTATTGGTAATAGTTCAGGAGCTGCACTTACGATTGGTTATCAAAACTTGTGTATTGGTAATAATGCCGGTAAAGGCTTAATAAATGGTTTTGATAATACATTTGTTGGTTATTACGCTGGTTCAAAAGTAATGACTGGCGCATACAGAAATGTTGCTGTTGGGTCAAATGTATTAGCAGGAGTTTCAGGTACCTTTATAGGCAATTACAACACTTTTATTAATTCTGCACAACATTCTTCTATAACAACAGCAAGTGATAATTTCATTGCTGGACAAAGGGCAGGATCAAATATTACAACTGGCACTCAGAATATATTAATTGGTTATGATTCCGGTTCTAGTATGACAGATGGTAACAATAATATTGGAATTGGTGGTTATCAGGCATTAAGTGGTTGTATATCTGGAAGTTATAATGTAGGGATCGGTTATCAAGCAGGTTACTATAATCCAGGAAGTAATAATATCTGTATAGGAGCATATTCAGGCGTTTTTTTGAATTATGTTGGAACTACCACTGCAAGTCAAAATGTTTTTATAGGATATAATGCTGGTTATGGAGGTATTCTTAGTAGTACATTTCAAAATAGATCAACAAATTGTGTAGCTATAGGAACAAATGCTGGTTATAACCTTACAACTGGTTCAAATAATACATTTATTGGTTATGTTTCTTCTGCAAGTGCAACACTTACAACAACAGGTACTAATGTAACAACAATCGGTTTTGGAGCTGTACCAACAAGCGCTACAATAACCAATCAAATCACACTTGGGAATTCATCAGTAGCGACATTAAGATGTCAACAAACATCAATTACTGCATTAAGTGATGCTAGAGATAAAAAAAATATTATTGATTTACCGGTTGGACTAGATTTCATTAATAAATTGAGACCAGTAAAATTCACTTGGGCAATGCGCGAAAAGAATTTTGATGAAAATGGAGATGAAATTATAAATCCAAATAATGGAGTAGATAATGCAGGATTTATTGCTCAAGAATTAGACAAAGTTGAAACCAGTGAAAATGTAGATTTTTTGCATTTAGTTTTAAAAGATAATCCTGATAAATTGGAAGCGTCTTATGGAAAGTTATTACCAGTAATGGTAAAAGCGATCCAAGAATTGTCTGCGAAAGTGGATTCACTTAGTCAAGAATTGGCTGCATTAAAAGCGTCAAAATAATCATCCCTACCAATTCAAAGAAATTCCAAATAGAAGTCTCTCCTGAAGTCAATAAACATACGCCAGTCAATACGGAAAGAAGAGAAACAGCAGCTTTGAATCAGTTTGTCAAACTTGTCTGATTTCAATGCTGCCACGATTTTATTCCCTTCTTCCTCCCCTGAAATAGAAATAGCCATAGCACAATGCGTCATTGCATAAGTGCCATCAATGTCTAAGATGGGTTCAAAAATCCCGGATTCACCGAATATGACCTTAGGGTTACCAAAGAATCCTTTATTATTGAATTTACTGTAATAATAGCGCACAACACCGCCCTTCAATGTGGAATGAACGCAAGGATAAACAAATCCGACCTCTTCATTCTTGATACAACACATCCACGATTTATCAGTGCCATAAGAAGACCGGCTGTACATAATTGGACACCTTTCTTCTCCTTCTTTGGCCAATATAGACGAAACCAGACCATAGTTCTTACTTGGGAGCCATTTCCACTGGGATAAATCAATATGGCTAATAATACCATCTTCGTCATTCACTTCCACTTCCACCTTTGGGAAAGGTGGAGCCAAATATAGGGGAATGTTTTGCTCAACTTTTTTGAAAAGTTGATGGGGAGCCAAACAGAGCGAAGCTCCCGAATTAAGCGGGGGGAGGCTTATTATTAGGTACCAATCAAATCGGGTTCCACAATTGAACTTAGACCATCCATCCTTCTTACCATTTATAGATAACTTGAGCATTTGATTATCTTGAGTCATCAAGTCAAAAATATGAGTATAATTCTTGCGCCGCCTAGTAAACGGTTTCCTCCACCCAGGCGGATGCAGAAAAAGCAGATATCCACCACCCTTAATCCATACCTCCAATGCTCTGTAAACGAACTCTGGCCATAAAATGATCTTGTGCTCAGGCCCGGCATTGAACGGTGGGTTCCCAACAACAGCATCAAAAAGTCCTAACCATATTCCGTCGCGATACCCGAGACTGTTTCCGCAAAATCCGCAGCATAAAACCTTGGAAAAATCGGCCCCAGCGTCAGCATCCACAAATCCTTGACAGCGGAAGGTGGCATAAGCCTTAAGCATTTCTCTCGTGATCATAATATTGGAAAGTGAAATATCGGCGAAATAAAGGATATTATTTAGAATATGAGTTGATCGGGCAACTTCGTCTTCCATTATATCTTGAAGCCCTTTGAAAAAGCGTTCAAAGAGAGAAAGGACAAATCCACCTTTGCCACAACAAGGTTCAAAGACTTTTCTCTCTGCACATTCCCAAAAAGAGGAAGGAATAGAGTCCAACATCTCTTCCATCAATTCATAAGGGGTAGTAACTTCGGCATATTGAGTCTTTTCTTCAAGTGTGGGGACAAATTCTTTTTCCAACTTTTCTCTCAATAAAGGGATTTCAAGACCTGAAAAATCTTGAAATGCCTTACGAATTTTCTTTCTGTACATAGATTCCATAATATCTTAAATAATGAAAATATTATAGAATGAGAGAAAAACCTCAAAACTCTAAACTCTAAACTCTAAACTCTAAACTCTAAACTCTAAACTCTAAACTCTAAAGTTATTTATGTTTCTTTGATCTATGTTTTTTTGTACCTTTACCTTTGGAAGCAGAAGCAGAAGCAGAAGCAGAAGCTCGTTTTCCAGACTTCTTATGCTTTCTAAGACCTCTTCCGAATTCAGATGCTCTACCCCATTCACCATCACCTGCATATTCTTGTAAAACACTATTACCACTAGATCCACTAGGTTTACCACTGCCTGACATAGTCATTACACCAATGCCTATAGCACTACCTACTATAGTCGGAATTATCCAAAAAAGACTCATTATATATATTATTATTTATTTTATAATTTATGCAATAATGATATAGAACGATTCAAATATAATAGTCAAATGAAGATCCAAATTTTACAAACTCTTCTTCTAATATCTAGTTTGATTGGATCAAACTGTTTTTTTCCGACTTTTACTCATACAAACAACCCACGTAAGTATCCTATTTCACGACCACAAAAACACCAAGATCCAAACCTACCACAAGAATCAGGCCCAAATCCTAATCCTAACCCAGAAAAAGATATCAATATTCGCCCATTGTTCAACCGATTCAAGTATCCACTTTCCAAGAACTATTATGAGAATTATGTAAAGCGCCTGAATTCTAGGAACGCCAGTGAGCAAAATGAGGAAATCTTAAGAGGCGAGGACTTTTATCATCAAAGTAGTGATGATGAGGAAGTATCAGTACTCAATATATCCTTCAATGAGTCCGAAAACAATAGTACCAATCCTAACTCTGTATCCGGATTCCGTGTGATTATAAGCAAGAGTATGTTTGAACCGTTTCAAAGGCAATACGAGAATAACAATCAAAATCAAGGCGATGATGAGGATGATGACGACGATGATCAAGGTTATAGAAGCGCCAGAAATAAGAAATCCGAGAACTTCAAGGTCATCACAAAACACCCCGTGAAGTTTGCAGACATTGGTGGTTATGACAAGGTGAAACAAGAGCTGCTTCAGTGTGTGGATATTTTGACGAATTATCAGAAATATGCGAATTACAGTGTCAGAGTACCGAAAGGTCTCATTTTAGAAGGTCCTCCAGGAAATGGTAAGACGCTGTTAGCTAAGGGTTTCGCAGGTGAAGCCAAAGTCGGATTCATTGCAGTATCCGGGTCAGAATTCCAGGAAAAATATGTTGGTGTTGGCTCATCCAGGGTGCGGGAGCTTTTTAAATTGGCGAAGAAGAATGCGCCTTGTATTGTGTTTATAGATGAAATAGATGCTATAGGTCGCCATAGATCGGGAGATGGTGAAACATCCAGTTCAGAGCGCGACAATACACTAAATGAGTTACTAGTAGCACTGGACGGTTTCAAGTCAAATAATGGAGTCTTCTTGATTGGAGCGACAAATCGGGTGGATCTTTTGGACCCGGCACTAGTCAGACCAGGGCGTATTGACAAGAAGATTTATATTGGGTTGCCGGATAGCGATACGAGAAAAGCCATATTGAATATTCATACAAAGGGAAAGCCGTATGATGAGTCTATTATAATAGAGGATTTGGTGGATTTGACAATGGGGCTTTCTGGTGCACAAATAGAGAATATGTTGAATGAAGCAATGTTGAATGCATTGAGAGAAGACCGCCAACAAATAACAATAAAAGATGTTGACCATATTTTGAACAAGATTTTGGCGGGTTGGCAGCCGACCGAACACCATTTCACGAAAGATATAATAGACCATATTGTAATTCACGAGATGGGACACGCGATTGTAGGGCTTTTAGCAGAACATCATTCAAAAATGACAAAAGTGATTATCAATTTTTCGTCACCAAGGAGTCCAGGATACACTGTGTTTGAAGCATCGGAGTCCACGATTTACACGAGGGAGGCACTCTTTGAACACTTGGCGATTTTATTGGCAGGGCGAATTGCAGAAGAGTGTTATAGTGAGGTCTCTATTACAACAGGAGCTATCAATGATTTTGAGGAGGCGTACAAGCTGGCTGAGAAGATGATCTTGTATTATGGGATGGGATCAAAGGTGATTTATCCGAGCAACAGTGACAAGTACAAGGAGATGATAGATAATGAGGTGATCCAGTTAATAGATGAGGCATATGCTTATGCCCAATTTATAGTACAAAACAGTATGGATCTTATATTGGACTGTGCTGAGATTTTGAAGCGCGACAAAATAATGCACGCGCATCAAATTATGGAGATGGTTGATTCTGGAAAGTATAAAGATGTCTTTGAATTATTGAATAAATAGGTACAGTTATGTATTTATTTCTGATAAACAGAGTTGATAAAATCGTCAATATTTGTAGAGCAAAGCAATGGTAAGTGTTCATTTATTTTTTCATCATTCCAATTCCACCATTTAATTTCTAATAGTTTCTGGATTTGTTCTGAAGTAAAACGATATTTAATGAATTTTGCTGGATTGCCACCAACTATACTGTAAGGTGCAACACTTTTAACAACGTGACTATTTGCTGCAATAACTGCTCCGTCACCAATAGTCACACCAGACATAATTGTTACGTGTTCTCCTAGCCATACATCATTACCAATATTTACATCACCGTTTGTTTTTGGATGTCCGCTACCATCAAAATTAGTAAAAATTTCCTTATTTATGTGACCAAATGGAAATGTAGTAATGCGATCAGTTCTATGACCTCCTCCCAAATAAACTTTTCCAGAACTACCAATAGAACAAAAACTACCAATAGTTAACTTGGCACCTTCACCCCAGGAAAGTATATCTAGCATTCCATAACTGTATTTTCCGTATGAATGAGCCATATAACAAACATAGTTTTGAATGTTTAAATTACTTAAAACTCTAAAACGTTAAAACTCTAAAACGTTAAAACTGTTAAATTTAGTTTAAAATAAAATAAGTCAATTTTTTTAAATGTTTGGAAAAAATTGATTTCAAAAAGTATTTGAAATCAACTGCACAATTTGAGACATAACATTAGTATAAACTAAGCAAAGCAAAATGGCATCATTTGATCAAGCAACATTAGCAGGTTTGTATAATCTTTGTATTAAGGGTTACCATATGCTCAACAGTGATCCAATTAAGGAAGCTGTTTGGGAGCAAATAAATTCACAAATATTCAAACATTCAGGTATTCAAGTTATCGGCCAAGCTTGTGGAAGCCATAGTCCAGGGTGCGACATTGAGACAGACAAAGGCAAGTTTTCCAACAAGTCGGCCAAGTACGAAGCCAAAGGCGCGGAGTTTTCCATCAGTTCTTACAGACTGACTGCGGTTACGAGTTCTGACAGCCCAGGAACGCCTGAGGAGATCTGTGCCGAGATAAATAAGCGCAAGAACTTTGACTACTATTCAGTAATCTTGCGTGAGGAGCTGCCAAATGGTGGATTCATTTATGACTGGTTACTTATTCCGAGTGACTACCCAGCATTCAACCCAGGAAACTTTAAGTGGCAGCCAACAATCGGAAAGCGTGGAAAAAATACTGGGAAGCAAGTAGGATGGGAGACCGTTAAGGGCAGTGGGGAGACTGTTAAGGGCAGTGGGGAGACCGTTAAGGGCAGTGGGGAGACCGTTAACAGTATTAGCGGAGTAGACGCTTCAATGAGCATCAGCTTCAGTATGTCGTCGCAACTGTGGATCCAATTGAAAGTGACCGAAGAACTAAAGCAGTTCATTGTAGCGAGAACTACTTACGATGGGACTCAGCCAACAATGGACTATATTACCTTGGCACAAAATGCATAAAAATATTAAATTAGTTAGATAGTTAGATAGATATAAAGTAAATTATTAATCATTTTTTATTATGACCATTGTTTCATCATCTTTGTTCGCTTCGCTTAGAACTATAAGGGTAGTTATGTGGATAAAATTGAAATAAAAATAACTTACTACACATAATGCACAATAAATCCAAGCATAATGAACAGAACAATCTTTGCCATTAATAAGAACGCAAATGTTACAAGATTTGTTGCCCAAGCTAATAAAATCAAGGCATCAGCAATTGAGGCTAAGAATAAACAGTCAAATAACAATAATCCCTTGATAAAAAATGGGATTTCATTTAATTCCAAAAATAAATATGGCAAAAACGAATATGGCAAAAGAAAGTTTTCCACATTTCAAAATTTTCCACTTCCACCAGAAGGACCCGACTTCTTATTTATAGGATTGGCATTAGCAGTATCCTATTTCATAGTAAAAAAATTTAATTGAAATTTTCCTTTTTAACAACGGAAAACAAATAAACCTAATAAATAATAAATATCAGAGATTTACTGAAACCTCACTTGCTTCCTGGTCTTCTTTCCACCTTTAACTTGCCTCTTACTCTTACCCCTTTTTAATGCCTTCTTAACAGGTTTTTCTTCAATAATTTTCTCTTCAGAATCAACTAACTCAGGTATTTCTTCTTCATCGGAGTCATCAAACTTAGAAAAATCAAGACCCATTATAGATTTTCCACGCATTTTTTTCCTCAAATTATTCGGCATTTAACTTCTTCTTGTCTTTTTCCCTTTTGATCCACCTTCCCTAGATTTTGCTCCACTTTTTCCAAAAGTGGATTTCCTAGATTTTGCTCCGTATCCTTTTGCTCCACTTTTTCCAAAAGTGGATTTCCTAGATTTTGCTCCACTTTTGGGAAAAGTGGAACTCCTAGATTTTGCTCCACTTTTGGGAAAAGTGGATTTCCTAGATTTTGCTCCACTTTTTCCAAAAGTGGATAAAGTGGATAAAGTGGACCTGGAAACAAATTGCTTAATCTTATCTTTATCAGCCAAAATCAGGTCCACAATATTCTGAAAGTAGCTACGAAATTCAGGCATCATATTTGCCAAATCATCTACACAAATCCAACGAATCTCTGCCTTTTCAAATATTTTGCTCTTTTTGATTACTTGAGGATCTAGGCGTTTTTGAAGGAACTTCTGATTATTATTATAATAATGAGGTAATGCAGTATCATAAGGAAAAGGTAATATATGCATTCTATAATCGCTTGGTGCATAATCAATATTGTATGTTCCTTTACTCAGCATTTTCTTGAGTTCATCATCTGATCCTAAAAACCCAGTTAACTCTTCACCTCCCTCACGAACAGCGGTGTTTAAATAAGACTCTCCTTTTTCAGTTCCACCTCCAAAATCAGAATACCCGGGTGTATCTGCGTATTTGTTCTCCTTTCCAAATAAAAAATACAATTTTCCATTCACTATTGATGCAGGTAATATTCCGGCTCCCATCTTTATATATTTTAAATATTATTTATTTACTTATATTATGAAGAAGAACCATAGAACCAATAGAACCAATAGAACCAATAAATCCAATAAGAACCATAAAACCTTGCAAAATCATAATAAAACACATAAAAGGCACCAAAATAAAGTGCATAAAAATAAAACCAAAACCAAAACCAAAACCAAAACTCATATTATCAAAAATAAAACACCGAAATGGTTAAGCGATCTTGCACAAGGTGAAAAATTAGTCACTAGCAACAAAAAAATTATGAGTTCATATTCACCAACAATAAATCAAGAACTGGTAACCTTGCAATCAGGACTATCTCGTTTGAAAATCGGAGACTGTAATGACTATAAAGCCTTCAAAATGGAAGAGCCTTTGAAAATCCTGGTAAAAAACAAGGTCCTTTTTGGTAAGAAATGCTCACCCTATTACACCGATGAAGCAAAAGAGATGTTATTAGCCAATTTAGCAGCAAACAAGCACGTGGATCCGAGTAAAATTATTCCTCCGAAGCAGATACTCGGAAATTGCTGGTTCAATGCAATGTTTGTAATGTTTTTCATTAGTGATAAAGGTCGCAAATTCTTCCAATTCTTTCGTCAACTAATGATAGAAGGTAGACAACAAAATGGGAAACAAATACCGCTCCACTTGAGGAATGCATTTGCTCTTCTCAATTTCGCAGTAGATTCTGCACTCACTGGCAGCAAAAATGCAGTGGAAATGGACACCAATAATATTATAAGGCAAATATATGATGCAATTCCTAGCTCTTATAATAAACAAGCCAATTATATTCCCTATGTGGATGAAGCAGGAAATCCAATAAAATATTATGGGAGTATTATTAACTTCTTGGGAAACAGTTCAATACAAATGTTGGTTTTAAACGATTTCACACCAGTTGCGAGTTGGGAAGATCGTATAACGCGGGAAATCAATAATAGGATGCATAAACATTTGCCTCATATTATTGTGGTGGAGATTTTTGATGGCCCAAGAGAGACTGCAGGAGAGGCAGGTAAAATCAAGAACAGACCATTATCATTGAGAGTAAAAGGCGCTGAATACATCTTGGATAGTGCAGTAGTACGCGATATTGAACAGCAACATTTTTGCGCAATGATCACGTGTGAAGGTAAACAAATGGCGTTTGATGGTTACAGCTATCATCGTCTAACGGAATCCCCGTGGAAAGACAAGATCAATAGTAGTGATAAATGGGAGTTTGAAGGAACCAAGAACTATGATGGTACACCATTAAAGTGGAGTTTTTTACATAGTTATCAAATGTTGATGTATTACAGGGTACATTAAACAAAATCTAGTCTTCTTTATATTTTTTATTATGAGGATGCCTCTTTTCTGCCTCCTCTTTTGGAGAATGCTCCATATAACCTGGTACAATCGTTTCCTTATTGCATTTAATTGTTTCTAACTCACAATCAACTGGAATAACTGTAGACTGAATATTGGGTCTAAATACTGTGGATGGTAGTCTAGGTAGTAATCCAGAGAACGATCTAATAATATTAGAACAAGAACTAATTTTTGTTAAAAACCCATAATAGCTTGTAATATAAGGCTTGAAGGCATCTACAATTTTCCAAAAACCCATAGTCAAAAATAAATACCAATATTTCATTTATTCTGTTATACTAGTAATGGATTATTTACTAGTATAAAACAAGTGAACTGTTTATTTCAGTTTCGTTAGACATTTAGACCGAACAGCAACTGTATTGCTTTCCAGCCACAGGGGTTCCAACACATCCTCCACTCTGGTAAGTACAGACTCCGTCAACAAAATAATAGTTATTTGTACCGAGCTGATTGGCACAATAACTGCACATCCAGTCACAACCAGTACCGGATCCAACTGTGAAAGAAATACAGTTATTTTGAGGTACATCATCATCATTGCATATTTCATTATTATTATTAGCAACTCCGCTTAAGAATAGGGAAAACAAGGCAAACAACTTGACAAGATGCATCTTTATAATATAGAGCTATATTATTTAAAATAAAGAAAATAAATAAATGTATAAAAGTGCAAAGGTATAAATATAAAAAAAAATTATTTTTGTATAATATGTCATGGATTATAGATTTAGACAAGGAAGAAAATAATTTAATAAAAGGTCTTATCAATAATATTTTAGCAGACCCCTCTTTAAAACCCGAAACTTTTTGTGACGAGTCAAGAGAAAATTCAAGAATATTACCAGAAAAACTGAAATTAGCCTTAATGAACTTTGTATGTTTGTCAGATTCAAAAAAAAATCATTCTGATATTGGTGTTTTATTGATTAAAAATATAGATTTAAGTAATTTTTTTATTCCAGAAACACCAACTTGTAATAATCAAAAAATAGGTGAAAAAACAGAATTAGCAAAAATACAAAGTATGTTGATAAGTTTTATTGGAGAGATGATATCTTATGAAGCAGAAGGTTATGGAAGATTATTTCAAGATGTTGTTCCAATAAAAAGTATGGAAAATGTTCAAATGAGTGTAAGTAGTAAATTTGAGTTAGAACTACATACAGAACAAGCATTTTCAAAAGTGAAACCTGATATACTTTGTTTGGGTTGTTTAAAAGGAGATGCAAATGCTTTTACATACATATTGCCAGTCAAAAAAATATTAGAATGTTTATCAAGCGAGGAGATAGATATGCTTTATAAGCCTTTATGGAAGATAGGTGTAGACTTATCTTTTAAGTTGAATGGAATAAAATTTGTTGAAGGTGATATAAGAGGACCGATCCCAATATTGTATGGGTCAAAAGAAAATCCTACTTTAATTTTTGATCAAGATTTAATGGAAGGTATAACTCCGGAATCACAAAGCATTATAAAAAAAATAGTTGATATTTATTATGAATGTCGTATAGAACATAACTTGAAACCAGGAGAGATAATTTTGATCAATAATAATAAAGCAACACACGGAAGATCATCTTTTATACCAAAGTATGATGGTACAGATCGTTTTTTGATTCGTTGTTTTGGAGTATTAGATTATAAAAAAAGTGAATATGCTCGTCCAAATAATGAGAGAGTAGTAAGTGCCATTTTTAGTTGAAAAAATTAGATATTTCATTAAAAGCTATAATAGTTTGTTCAATATCTTGGTCAGATATATTACGATGTACAACAAGTCTAATTAATAGAGGTCCCCAATTAGAAACAAGAATATTTCTCTCTTTGAACAAATTACAAATCATTTTTGTAAAAGTAACATAATCTTTTGTTTGTTTTGATAAAATAGTAATAAAAATTATGTTAGAATGTTCTGAGTCACGAATTTTAAATACATTTTGTTTGAGTTTAATTCCTTCAACTAGTCTTTTGGTTTTTGAATGATCATTAATTATTATTCCAGATTTGAAATCTTCAATAGCAACTAATCCAGCAGCAGCTAATACACCGACTTGCCGCATACCTCCTCCAAGTGCCTTTCGTAACCTTCTAGCTTTTTCAATAAATATTTTATTGCCTACTAGCAAAGATCCGGCTGGAGCTCCCAAACCTTTCGACAAACAAACAGACATTGAATCAAAACAAGATGTTATTTCATAAGGTCTTATTTGTAATTTTTCTAGGGCATTCCAAATGCGTGCACCGTCCATATGAATAGGTATTTTGTATTCTTTACTAATTTTAGATAATTGATTTAAAAAATCTAATGAGAGTGCTTTTCCTCCACACACATTGTGAGTATTTTCAATACATATAAGTTTAGTAATTGGTTCATGATCATCATTATCGCGAATAAGTGTTTTTAAAATATCTAAGTCAAATGTTCCATTGGGTAGATTGGATATAGTTCTGAATGCTACACCACCGAATTGTGATGCGCCAGATTGTTCAAAAAGAAAAATGTGGCTATTATCTCCAACAATTATTTCAGAACCTCTCTCATTACACCAACTAAGAATAGCTGTTAAATTTGCCATAGTTCCTGTTGGGAAAAAAAGAGCAGATTCTTTATTGAACATCTCTGCAATAAGTTCTTGAAGTTTAATAACAGTAGGATCTTCTTGAAAAACATCGTCTCCGACTTCAGCATTTTTCATAGCTTCTCTCATTGTTATTGTTGGTAAAGTAACAGTATCACTTCGTAGATCAATTTTGTTCATTTTGTAAATAATTTTAACGAAACATCTTTAAGCCCTTGTACTTGTAAAGAAGCGAACATAAAATCTAATTGTAAGTGTCTTTTTTTTAGTTCTTTTTTCTCAGTTCCTTTAATTCAGCGATTTTTTTGGCACTTTTTTTCAATATTATGAAACTATGTTATAAACAATTTCACAACAATATATAGGATGAAAAGAACCACTAATTCAATGTATTTATTTAAAAAACCTGAACCTGAACCTATACCACCACCAATACCAAAAACAAGACAACCAACAACCCCAGCAAAACCAAACAAAGAACCATCAACTCTGTTACCATCAACTCCGCCACCACCAGTTCCATCAAGTTCATCAGTAATAAATAATGTATTTTTTTATACATTAATACCTGATGATGAAGACGATCAAACAAATACATTAGAAATAGAGAATTTAGATCAAGAAATGCAAAATCTTATGAAAAGTCTAAGAATGGTGACAGAATCAGCATCCTATCAAACGTTTAGTGAACTTGAACTGCAAGTTGTAGATTGGACATCAAAACTGAGTGATCCTGTAATAAAGGCAAATGCAGTGAAAAGACTTGCTGAAATTCAACAACTTAAAAATGATTTAATAGATACAGTTCCGGGAATAGATAAGGTAATGCAAAATTTGCAAATGTTAGAAATAATGATGTATTTAGATTTTAATGAAAATTTAGAAAATCTTATTTTATTTGATCCATTTTTATATGATGTTGATATTGATGGTCTTGATGAATTTTTCACAAGTGTTACAGAAACAAATCCAGAAAAAAGACGTTACAAGATTCGTAAAATACTCTCGTTATTGATACTGTACTCAAGGTATTATGTTGGATATAAATTCAAACCATTTGCATTAACATTTAGTGTAAATGAAACTTATAGTAAATTATTGAAAGGAATATCTGATGAATTTAAAAAAGAATGCAAAACGCAAAACGAAAAAAAAAATAGAAGTCTAATGATTCAAGGCATATTTAGTGACTTTTTTAAAAAAAATGGATCACCTAGTGCTGGACATATGTTATATGATGAAGTTGCTCAAACAACTCCAAATGATCGCATAAAAAATTTAATAGATAAAGTACTAAATGGTGAAATGATGACTGAAATATATAAACAATACATTAAACCATCACTTCAAACAAAGTCACCTGTTTTATTAGACGATTCTGATATAACAACAAATGTTGGATTATTTTTTCAAGACGATTTTGTTGATGTTCCTTTTGTTGCAATTTTCAGACAACCAAATACATTGAAGAAGGTTGCTGTTAGAAAATCACAAGAAGATGTTTGTAAAAATTTAGGAATAGCATATAATAAACTAGATGTATCCCAAGACGAGATGTTATTTCCACAAGTTTTACCAGAAGAGTCTGTATACAAAGGTGGTATCAGAAATAGTAAGAAAAATAATAAAAAACACAATAAAAAACCCAAGAAAACTTACAAAAAAACCCAAAAGACTAATAAAAGACACACAATCAAGGCTTCTAGACCATTACCAAAGAAGAACAAAACAATAAGAAACCATAGTAAAACTATTTAAAATCTTAGTATCATAATTTAAACAAACACCTAATCAAATTATGATAATTCCTAGTGAAGAACAAATGGCTATTATAAATGCAATAAAAGAAGGCAATCACGTTCAAGTGGATGCTGTTGCAGGTTCAGGAAAAACGACAACGGTTCTCTCGTTAGCACATTATAATTCTGATAAATATATTGTCCAAATCACCTATAATTCGGATTTGAAAACCGAAGTAAGAGAGAAAAAGAAACAATATAGTAAAATAATGAAACTAGATAAGCTTGAAATCCATAACTATCACAGTTTTGCTACTACATATTATGATAAAGACGCACATAATGATATTGGGTTAGAGGCGATTTTAGATAAAAATATGGAACCTAAAAGACCACTACCACTTTTTCAAATTCTTGGTTTAGACGAGACTCAAGATATGAACGAGCTTTATTATAGATTTGTTTTGAAGATTTTGAGAGACACTAAGAATTATCAGAATATTCAGATTTTAACACTGGGAGACAAAGGCCAAGGTCTATATGAGTTCAAAGGAGCAGACACTAGATTTCTTACTTTGTCCAATAAGATCTTCCATTTCTCTATTAAGTATCCTTTCAAAAGTCTAAGTCTGAGCACATCCTATCGTATTACAAGGGAAATTGCATCCTTTATTAATGATGGAATGCTTGGGTATCAAAGACTTTACGCCATAAAAAACGGCCCTCTAGTAAACTATATAAGGCACGCAAATCCATACCAAGTCTATAAAATCATAGCATTCAAGCTAGTAGAGTTAATAACATCTGACCAATTAAAACCAGATGATATTTTCATATTAGCACCTTCAGTAAAGTCCCCAAAATTTGAGTATGTCAAATATTTGGAAAATATACTTGTATCCAATAACATCCCTTGTTATGTTCCGACATCAGAAACCACAAGTGTAAACAGAGACACCATCAAAAATAAGGTCATATTTTCTTCCTATCATCAGTCCAAGGGTCGCGAAAGAAAACTTGTAGTAGTTTTCGGATTTGACGACGACTATTTTAAATATTTTGCGAGAGAAATGGATCCAGAAATATGCCCATCTACACTTTATGTTGCGGCAACTAGGGCCACAGAAACTCTCATATTAGTGGAATGTAGTGCCCCTCTGCCGTTTTTAAATTATGACCATCAAGTGATGCAAACAGAAGACCATATTGAGTTTGAAGGCACACCATTAAATCTGAATATTGAACATCAACAACCCAATCAGAGACCAAATACACCACCACAAAATCAACATAACACATCTCCAACAGATTTGATCAAATTTTTAGATGAAAATGTATTGATTGAAGTTATTAAAATAATCAAAGAGTATGACCTTTTTCAAAAATACACAAAATCTATGTTCGGAACAGTCATTGAGTTACCTAGCTCAATAAAGAATCAACAATATTATAGTTATCATTTGACAGAAGAAGTGAGTGAATTAAATGGATTAATGATTCCAGCCTTGTTTGAAGAGAGAACAAGTAGAAAGAAGATCAGCAAAATTAGAGAAAGAGTAGTCAGATTCTTGGCAAATAATCCAAATCCCAATCATATTTATAACAGATTATTAAAAGATATTGATATTGAACAAGAGAATTTATCTGTAGCAGATTATTTGAAGATTACAAATGTATATAATTCTATAAAGGAAAAGATACATTTTAAAGTTGCACAAATAAGAAACTATGAATGGATAAATGATTACCAATTGGAGGCTCTTTTATCAAATATTTTGCTGCATATAAAAAAAGAACAAGCATTAGATTTGGAATATGAGCAAGAGATTATTGAAAACGATGATAGTGATAGCAAAACCGAAAACGAAAACAAGGATAAATATGATGCAGTTGACAGGTTTACAAAGTCAATAGGTCTCAAAAATAAAATTCGTTTTTCAGCAATCATAGACGCCATTGATCAAAACACTGTTTATGAGTTCAAATGTACAGAAACTTTGGAACCAGAGCATTATATCCAGGTAGTAATTTATTCTTGGTTATGGAGTAAGATTTGTGAAAAGGATCAAGGTCCAAGAGTGTTCAAACTCCTGAACATTCGCACAGGTGAAATGCAACATTTGCATTATAAAGAGGGACCCATCAATGACATAATGGAAAAATTATTTTGTGCCAAGTTTGCAAAGAGAGAAGTGTTAACAGATCAACAATTTGTAGATAGATGTGGTAAAATTGCAGCCGAAATGGGATTTTGAAAACATAGTGACTGCGAAAACATAATGACGCTTTAGTAAGGTGCATTATCGTCATCTTTCGCCTTCAATTTTCCTTTTAAAGCAACCCGAGAGAAATAGTAAAACATCCAGCCCATAATAGAACCAATAATAGCTCCAATAATGACTTGTGTTATAGTATGGTTTTTGTATTTCACACGTTGATACATTGTATTCAAAGAAATTATTAGAAATAAGATTGCCCAGTTACTGTTTTTAAAAGTGAAAAAGATGAAAGCAGTGGAATAAAATACGCATTCAGCGTGTCCAGAAGGCATACCAAAACGATCATACCAATGACGATCAGTTTTCATCCCATTATGAAGCCAAATATTGAACATATGTTTGTCTTCATTCGGACGTTGTTCTTTGATAAGACCCTTCAAAACAATATTCAATAATGTATTAATAATATAACCAAAAAAATAGTATTTCAACATCATAGTTTTTTCAAGTAATAAGACTACACTTACTACTCCTAGAATTTGTGGACCAAAATATCCCAATAAATCAAAACCTTGAATAACATAATCAAATAAGTTTTTGCTTTCGCTAATCTTCATAATATAGTAATAGAAAATCCTCAACCTTATCCACCTTTAGAAAAGGTGGATCCAAATACTATATGAGATGGATCTAAAACCAAAATAAAAATTTGCAAAACACCTTTCCCAAAGGGTTTTGGCTCCACCTTTCCCAAAGGTGGAATCTAGTATTGATACAAGTTCTCAGTGATCAAGGTGATACTCCAATCCGCACCATTCAAATTCAATAAGTTACCTTTATCATCCAATAGTTTCACGTGTAGTCTTTCTAAATTTACTGGACCAAAATAAATGCGCTTATTATCTTGTAAACTACCACCAAAATCCACATATAAGTCACCAATCTTCGCATTCAATGAGCGCTTGACTGGAATAATCGCAAATGTATCTGTAGCGGTGGGAGACTTTGTACGATAATTCGTGGTCTTTTCATTATTCTTATTAATTTGATTAATAGTATAAAGCTGAGATTGAGTCAATGTTCTAGGAGCACTTTGGATATATGTAACAGTAGGGTTATAAGTGGCATTGTATTTTTCCATAATTAATGTTCCCGCATCTGGATCACCTCCTAAGGCCTCGCTGTTTTGCAGTAAATTGGTTCCATATGGCACAGCTGGTGTGCATATATAAGGCAAATCCGGTGAATAATAAGACGGCAATTTCAAATAATTATTGTACTCTGTAATACCAATGAGACCACTATTAATATGATTTTGATTGTAATCATCAATGACCAAAATCAAATACTTTGGGCCAAAAAAATCGGCCACTGCTGTTCCAGTATTGCCAGTGCCAAGAACAAGCATTTCAGGAACACGAAATCCTAAGAGCCAACCTAGAGTTTGATTTACATAAAGTGGACTTTTACAACTGCCTGTATTACAAGAAAGTCTCGTAGTTGGATCAAAAAAAGTAAGCAGGGTGTTTTCATCTACTGTGTATATTATACCATTAGTACTATATGTCCCTCCAATCAAATTCATAGTACATTTCCCGTTGATCACATTAATATTTGTTGGGGTTGCACTTGAAAACCCGGCGAACCCTGCTGCAAGAAGACTTGCATTAATAGCATAACAAATAGACCTGTTATTAGTAGAATCATCCGTAGTATAATTCCCTGGTTCAACACTGATAGTTACAGACTTTAATGTATTTCCACCAGCATCTCTAAAACTGATCCAAAAACAAGTATTATTATAAGCATTGTCTACAGTGTACCAAGAATAAGGAATTTGAAAAGAATAGAGACGCAAAGAGAGAACATCTACTATGTTCTCATTAAGATCAAGGACATAGTCAGTAGATTCACCATTGATTGCATTTACCTGACGATATTGACTGTCCAAATTTATAAGACGTGTCGTAGTATTTTTCAAGTTTGGATTTAATGAATCTTGAGCAACATCTACATTGAAATTGTTATTGACACCGAGTTGTTCACGTTTCATTGGGACGTGTTGATTCGCATACACATCTATCTTCTGTTTTCTCTCTGTGATCTTATCAGTTTGAACAGGATCGTCTTGTTTTAATGCTTGATTTTGAATCCAGTTGTCTGTTTGTTCAGTATTAGGTCTGAAGGAATATCCGCCGTCTTCTGGATTTTTTGCATATTCTAGTAAGGCTTCTTGCATATCATTAAAAAACTTGACCATTTCTTCATTATCTTCTAATTCAAATTTATCAATGTATTTCTGCGAAGACTCTATAATAGCGTCTTCGTCTGGGTAATCTAAACCTAAAATAGTCATTAACTCAACTACAGTATAATTATCTATATTTGTATCAATTTCACTAGCCATTATAGTAGTAATAGATTATTCTCTATATTTTGTTTCTAGTTATTGAAGATTTTCTACAATAACTAGTTTGGGTTTTCTTTTCTGATGTTCTGATTCTAGTTTTGATTCTTGATTATCTACAACATTTTTACCGAATGTCTTCAAAAAGGCATCAGTAATAACTTTTTCAATATCATAATCAAGTCCCCGTTTCAAAACATCTGGGATACTTGTGAACCCAATTCCCCGCTTTAAATGGGTCTTACCCTTAAAACATATTTTCTCCAAAGTTTCAATAAATTCAGAGTCTAAATAAGGAGAATACCTATCTAACATATAGTCGCTTTTGTATGTATATCTGTTATATGTACCCGAACTATAAATCTTATAATATTTGTCCAAGTGAATCATATTCCTGCAGAGTCCAATCCCCATAATTTGGTTGGTACTGTTGTTCATTTCAACTATAAACACCAGATCACCTAATGGTATTCTCTCTTTGATTCTAGTTGCCGAACCATAAATACAACCTCTCATTCCATTTCTCTCTCTATATGCGCAATTTTCCTGCCAAGTATTATTGTCAAATCGCGTTGTAAGCAAGTGGATCACCATAAACTTGTGTACACTCAGTAAAAAACACAATTTATTTTCAATTTTATTGAATACAAAAGAAACAATATAAGAGTTTAAATACAACTCAAAAAAATTATTCAAATACAACTATGAAAATAGCCAAACATATTTCTTTTTATTTTGACCAGAACCGTTTCAAATATTTAAACCAACTCATTAATGCTGCGGATTCTTATAAGTTTCAAACAGATATTTACATTCATTGTAACCAAAGTTTTGATAAAAAACTATTGCCCTCTTATAACAATGGCAATATTCATATTGTTAGTCACGACTTATCTAATATGAATCAACATTATTTGACCTGGAAATGCAGAGACATATTATGTAAACAAAGAGATGAATATGATGTATTTATGTATGTAGAAGATGATATTTTGGTTTCAAATAAAGTAATTGAATATTGGCTGAATTATAATGAGAAATTATTAAACCTGCATTATAATTTGGGATTTTTGAGAATTGAGAACGACATTTTGAATAATAATGTTGAATATATATCGGACTTACCTGGGAAAAGCCTTGATCAACTTATTAAAATAGACAATGAGTTTTACTGTGTAAATGATAAGAATCCTTATTGTGCGTTTTGGATCTATGGACAAAAAGACTTCAAACAGTTTACAGAAAGCCCATTTTATCACTATGAAAATCTGGACTTTGCATCGCATATGATAAGAGAATATTCTGCACTTGGTCAAAATCTACAAGAAATAAATAAATACAAAGGAACATTGATTCCTATAAAAAATGGAAAGTTAGTAGAAGAGTGTAAAATTTATCACTTACCTAATAATTATATCCGTTGCAATTCACCATATTTATTGGGAACAGTCAAATACGAAGATGCATTGAGTCCAGCTCTGAAATATTACTTAAGCAACCTGAGTTGAGTTGACTTGACTTTCTAGAAGACAGGGCACTCAAAGAAGTCCAAAATCTGTTGCTCCAAGCACTTGTATCTTGGCTTGTCAATGGAATTAACAAGCATTGACCAAGGGGTCATTGTAGACAAGAAGTCCAAGCCCTTATCGCAAAAAATGTTGAGCTGGGATGGATTGTAACCTGAAACAAAGGTGGTGTTCTTGAAAGTGGACATCACAGGGAAACCATTTCCAGCAGTCATATTCCAGAAAAGTAGGTGAGGAAGCTCAAAAGGCTCACCGTGTAGCCTTTGACCTGCATCAGCATACTTCTCGGCCATCACCTCATAAATGGTATCAGTATTTCCACCACCTGCAGAGTCAAACTGCATATCAGAGAAGACAGCAAGAACAAACCCTTTGGCTTCAGCAGGAGACAAATTCTTCTCAATAATGGCATTGAGAATCATATCAAACATTTTCAAGAAGTCGGTAGTCATTCCCCAATGGGCCTTTTGCAACTCTCTCACACAGTCTGTGTAGTCATTGATTCCCTCCAAATTATGCCATTTCGGATCAGCACTGAAAGTGATGACACGCTTACCGAGTTTGGACTTTTCTGCCACGCGAATTCCAAGAGAAAGGGCTGGGTAAATGGCACCTGCACTAGTCATTGATCCTGATGTGTCAACAACCGCAACCATTTCTCCAAGTGCACCAGTCAACTTGGAATTATCACGCCATTGAGAATTGAGTGCATCCTTTTCCAGTTGTGTGCTTTCACTATAAGTAGCAAAAGGATCATCTGACTGTGCATTCAGTTTAATTGCTTCCTTGGCGAAACTATCCAGTCCAACACGCTTTCCCTTGATTTCTGGTCCTTCACCAGAAGTAGCTGCTTTGATTCTGTTCTTGTAATTCTCTGCGCAAACAACTCTGTCATCTTCCTCAGAACGCTGCTTTCCGGACTTTGTAACATTCAAGAATGCCTTCTTCTGTCTGCTGTTAGTGATGGAAGTCGTCTTGGAATGGTCAATGGATGCCCAAACCTTACCACACTGTTTGATCTGTACAGTATCTAGTTCCCTGTTCAGACCAGAGCAAATCTTACGAAACTCCATCTTGCACTTACTTATGGCCTTTTTCTTCTGTTCAGCAGATTTAGCTGTGTCTAAATACTGTGGAAAGTACTTCTCTGCCAAAATGGAAAAAAGCCACCCAAACCTGACACACTTCTCCCTCGGGACCCACTTACCAACCAGTGACTTGGAAGTACCATTAGTTGACTCCAAATCCAAGTGAATATGTCTGATAATAAGATCAGATCCATAGTGAATCAAAGGATGGTCCTGGTTGTTCGTCTTATCAAGAACGTATTTACAGAAATATTTTATATCCTTCCAAGATCCATAAGGGTGTTCTTTATCAAGCAAAACGAACTTTTCAAGCGCAAATGTTGCCAAACTTGGGTAAAATTCATACCAGACGAATATCTGCATATATGCCAATGCATACTCACCCTTTCCATCCACCATATCACGGGTTAGGCCAATGATCTTGTACAAAACAACTAGTAATTCCTTGCGCTCTGCATCCAATATAGTTGTTTGTGAAGAGTCCTTTACAGATAAGCGTCTCAAAAGTCCTCTCAAAATATCTGCCATTTCTTCAATTATTATAGAATCTGATCTCACAATTTGACCGCTAAATTGCAGCACTTTTTCTCTAATATCATTAGACCATCCATATTCAATTGCTCCCTTTTCTCCGTATTGTTTAGGGGTGCTAGTATCAAGTGCGTTTACGAGTGCTGCCATTTTGATTGTGATACATATTAAACCTCAATTATCTTTAAGTGGTTTTTCTATATTTATTTGTATGTTTATGTTTATTTTTCTGACCATAATTGCTCTTAATGTAAACTTTCTTTGTCAAAGACCCTGACCGAGATTGCGAGTTAACTATACCAGCACTATGTTGTTCTTCTGGAGGTTTTTCGTAAAATAAAAGAATCACATCATTTAGATCTTGAAACATATTGATGGTTTGACTAAAAACAATATCATCAATATTTTTTATAATAGAGAGAAAGTCTCCCCCATTAGATTCTCCCCCTCCTCCAGTTGCCCCATTTTTTAAATAATCTTTTATTTCACTTGAATGAAGATCAACATTATATTTCAATATGGATAGTATGGAATATCTTTTTCCGCCATTAAATGAGTTTAGTTTAAGTATTCCAAGAAGTTGCTCTCTTGAAATTTTGTTTTCACCTTTATTAAAAAACATTTTTTCTTCTTTGAGTTGTTCAATTTCATTTTGCTGATTAATATAAATACTATGAATTTTCAGGAAATGTAAGTCTTCATTATAAAATCCCTGATAATCTTTATCCACTTTTTCAAACTCATTTATCCAATCATTATCAAGTTGACTGTATTGTTCATTATCTTTATATTGATATGGATTTTCATTAATTTCTCTTTCATAATGATCCATTATAAAAATAATAATATTATTGGTTATTGTTTTAAACTAATGTTTCGCTTCTCTTTGCTTCTCTTCTACTTAATATGTGAAATAGTCGCCATCTGAATAATATTGGTCTTCTCCATAATAGTAATCATCATAGTCTTCAGACATTTCATAATAACTATCTATTTTGTAATCTCTCTCATAGTTATCCTCACCATAAGAATCAATAAACTTACAACGTCTTTCTTCAATTATTTGAATAACATTGTTCATTGAGTTGTTCAAGTGCTGCTGAGCTGAGATTAAAGGTTTATTATTTGAAATAATCTTAGGTTCAAACTTCTTGAGTATGTGACTAGTACCCCTTTCAAATTTCATATACAACCACCCTGGTTCGTATACTTCAACAACCTCTGGTTTTTCTTCTTCTTTTAAAGACGCATTTTTGTAATCCAACATGCACCTACTCTTATTTACATCTAAATTTACTATAACTAAATCAGGGAAATCTTCATTGTTATGTTCATAATATATTTTTTGAGTAGGTTTTGAAGACTTAAAAATAAAAGAAGGTCTTGTATCGTAAGCTCTCTCTCGTTGCCTCAACTCTTGAATTTGATTTACTTGTACATCTTTTTCTAAACTTGATACTGACTTGGTGTCTGACTCTAAGCTTGGTTCTGGTTTTTCAAACCTGGTATTTTTTGATAACTTAAATGGATTGCTCATTTTTAATATATTATTGACTAACTATTATATAATAAATTGTTAACTTGTTTTTAAGCGTTTATGTTTTTATTTATTAATACTCATATAATGCAAATTGTAATGCAAATAGATAACGAGATAGAACTCATTGTTGCTTTTTCAAAAAATAATGTATTGGGAAATCAAAATAAATTACCTTGGAATATTCCAGAAGATCTGAAGAGATTCAAGGACCTAACAACCAACCATATTGTCGTTATGGGAAGAAAAACGTTTGAAAGTTTACCCAATGGTCCATTAAAAAACCGAATTAATCTTGTACTAACAAATCAAATTACTAGTAACAAAGAATCAAATGTGGTTTATACAAATATGGAAAATTTTTGCACCACTATCAAAAAATTAAATATGTCTGATAAAAAGGTTTTCATTATTGGAGGATCACAAATATATAAGCTCTTTTTACATACTTGCAAAAAAATTCATATTACATATATTGATGCATTCTTTGAAGGGGATGTTTATTTTCCATTTAAACTATCCTATTTTTTTGAAAACTACAAAAAAGCAGAGTCAGAGTCTTATTCTAATTCTGAATCTATGCTTATTATGAATTCAACAAATATCAAGTATCATTATTATATTTTTATTAAGACTTAAAGCTAGGTTATCTATTATAATTGTCTCCTAAGCAGCAACCTCTTATCTAAACTAATTTCAGTACAAAAACCTAATAGTGTGGTATATATATTTACAGGAGACAGCACAAAGCATCTTTGCCCGAGTGGTCTAAGGGGGCAGACTTAAGATCTGCTGGACTATGGTCCGCGTGGGTTCAAACCCCACAGGATGCAATTATCCACCTTTGGGAAAGGTGGAGCCAAATCATAAACTGTGTCAAACTTAAAATACTTATGGGTTAAAATAAAATCATGTTTAAAATTTTTTTGTATTTTTATTAATAATATAAAAAAATTTATATTTGGTTATGATGTTTCTTGACTAATTATTTTAAATATTTACTCTTTTTGGCTCCACATCAACCGCAAGGTGTTTTGCTCAACTTTTTCAAAAGTTGACTAGATGTCATCAATGTCAATCTCGGCATTTGCCCCTTCGCCTTCTTCCGAACTAGAATCATTTCTAACAGCCAAATCCAATTTCTTAGTAACCCCAATTTGTTCAGCCATTAATCTCTTGTAATCCTCTTGGCGATCATCAATGAATTCCACCTCTTGTTCACTCGCAGTATTGTGTGAATTGATTGCATCGTTGGTTAAGAATTTATTCCAGTCCACAGTAGGCACTTGTGCACGTAGTCGCTGCTTGTCAGACTCCGCATAAACTTCTAACAGATCAGATTGTTCCATTTTTCCTTCAACTGGTCCTGACAAATAATCACGCAAACCTACTAAACACCACGTTCCATTGACTAATGTGTTATCACGCTTTCCTCTGCCACGAAACTTTCCGCGAATAACGCAAATCCGCTTTACATTATCCATACAAATTACATAACACATCCCATTTCCTAATAATTTTTCTACTTGTGCATATACTTCACATTCATCTTCTGATATTCTCAACTTACTTTGCATTTTTTGTGCGCCTCCGAAACCTTTTCGCGCCATATGCTTATGATTACCACCACCTTTGTTCTTGACCATCTTGTTGTTAAATATGAATTGTGCAATTATTTTATTTCAAGAATTTTATTTCAATTTTTTATTTTAATCTTTACACGAAAACCTTATCAAATACAAGACAATAAAAATAGAATATAAATACATTTCATTCCTTATAAAACAGTAATGAGTCATCCTTTATTATATGGATTTTTTTGTGGATTTATATCAGGAACATCTTTTTCTTATTTATGTACAAAGGCTTATATTTATGAAAAAAATTTTGTTATTCCAAAAGATAATTGGTTATTTTTGTTAGAAAAAAATAAAAAAGATAATAAATAAAAATATTCTTATAGATTATAATGGATTTTTTATATATTTTAATTGCAGCATGGGCACTATATACTGTTTATAAGAATATTGCAAATGGACTATATATGTATATAATCTATTTAGCTGTGGCCTATTTTATAGTAAGATTTATGGTTACAGGACCCAAATGGCGCCTTTTCTTGGCGGTCATTTTGGCTAATTTACTAAGTATTGGATTTATCATTGGCAATATGTTTTCGGTTATAAGAAAAATAAGTTTACCTGTTCCTGCTGGCGAAGGTACAATTTAAATTTCATTTTTGTGTTTAATCAAATAAATATTAATATTTTGATTTTGTCTAAAGTATTTTGAGTAATTTTATAAATTCCTTTATCACCTTTGAACTTCTGATAGAATTCGCTAGGTTTTACTTTCTCAATCAAATCAGGGATCACCTTTTCTTGAGTTTCTCTCTTCTGTTCATCTGGTTCCAAGTTAAATTGGTTGTAAAAGGATTCTTCTTGGTCTTCGTTCTCAAATGCAACGGTTTTCTTATCATTATCCAAGGCTCCGTGATAAGATTCTACTCTCTCTAACCAAACAGGACACCTACAAGCATAATAGAGCCAATTGGAGCGCCATAATTCCTGGACTTTTTTATGTTCCTTAGGTCTCTCCAGTTGAAACGCGGATAAAACCCCATACTCATTGACACCGTATTTGCAGTGAGTTTCTAATATTTTGTATAAGACTGGAGTCTCGCCTATATCTGGTTCCAAATATTCCGATTCCAAGTAAAGTTTGTGACCAATTTTAGTGCCACAATCCTTGGGCTGCATTAATTTTGCCAAGTATTCTAGACGTGAGCTTGTGGCTTCAGCCATTTTCACGAACTCGTTTTCAGAGCAAGTATGTAGGACGTATTTTGCAACTGTAGCGTATTTTTTGGCGGCAATAAGGGGTGTCAAGTCTCCGTCAAAGTTTCCTGGAATCTTTACGCTCTTACAAGTTTGTACAAGTAGAAAGATATCCAGGTTGTAAGGACGGATCAGCAAATTGGTAACAATATCATTGATGTCTTGGAACTCTCTTGAACCAAGTTTCCTATTTAAGAAAGGTTTGAAGTTAGGATTTAGTGTAGCATAGAAGTAGTAATATATTTTTTCTAGAAGAGGGAAGAGCTCATTTTTGAAGCCCGAGTAATGGAGCTCGTATGCCCAAAATATAGCAGAACCTTCGTTCTTATTTAGGAGCGCAATAATAAGCGCTGCTTCTACTTCGTCTTTGAAGTAAAGGAGATTTGTTAAAGCGCAGCGAATAGATGAAGCACACCGAATAGATAAAGAACAGCGAATAGATAAAGAACAGCGAATAGATGAAGCACACCGAATAGATGAAGCGCAAATATCAGTTGTCATTGTTGAAAATTCAAGTCTATAATTTTGTTGTACCATCAGTATTTAAATACTTTTTTGGATCAATTTTTTTAATTTCTAACTGAAATATATAATGACTAAAAAAGCGCCAAGTAAATGGAACCTCCACGTAAAATCAGTATTTACTAAGGGTAAAGCTGATAAAGGAAAAGGATACAGTTTTAAACAGGCATTAACAGATGCTGCTAAGACCTGGAATGGGTCTTCTTCTTCAAATGCTAAGGGAAAGAAAGCAAAGAAGCAAAAGGGTGGTGAAGGAGAAAAAATGGAAGGAGAAGAATCAGAAGAAGAAGAATCAGAAGGAAGAGAAATGATACCTTCAGATGATGGTTCTTCATCAATGAGTGGTGGAAAAAAGAGTAAAAAGAGTAAGAAGAGAACAATGAAAGGTGGAAAGAAGTCTCGTAAGGGGAAGAAGTCTCGTAAGGCCAAGAAATAAACTAAATAATCCAGTAATTTAACAATAATCTTATAAAATCATATTTATAATATTATTACTAATCTTATCCAATTCTTTCAATCTATTAAGTCATCAAAATCGCATTTATTAATCATTTGTTCAAATTTTGAAAGAAAAAAAGAATGTAATCTACTTTCTTCTCTCTTTGAACATAAAATTATAACAAACCTAGCCAGTAGAAGAGAGAAGTCTTCCAAAAAATTACAAGAGAAGCCACTATCAGTCAAACTCTTCACCAAAAACAAATAAGTCAGGCATAAAGAATAGAGATCCCAATTAATAAAACAATTGGTTAATAATTCATTGAATGCATCCTCTTTTGACTTGTTAATAATAGGTTGAAGAGAGAAAACCATAGATTCTTTGCATTTATCCAAATTGTTTGCCAAATCATCATCATCTATAAACCCCACAACTTCTGTCAATTTACCAAAAAAGTCACAACATAGTTGTTCAATATTGGATTTTGATAACGAACCTTGATGATTATTTAAAAATAGGCAGATCTTCGCTTCTAATGGTAGAAATATTTGATGTCTACCTATTTCTGAAAATAAATTGCTTTTTCTCTCTTCATTCATATTTTCAAAGTGAAAACTTGAGCTAAAATTAGATAAATATGGATTGTCAGTCAAATCAAAGATAATGTTTTCAGGAGTGAAAGAAAAATGCACTATTTTATGAGAAGATAGTTTTTCAACAGTTTTCAATAAGTATTTGAAACTATTGATTACATTCAGAATCATCTTGCGTTTACAGGTGATTCCACCGAAATAAGAGGAAAAAGGCAAAAATTCTTGTGAACTATCAAAAGAGTAAGATAAAAATACATAAGGCATTTTTTCCCCTTCTCTCTTTACTAAACCAAGTGTTTTATCAACTTCTGAAAGATTTACCAAGTAACTATTCAAAATAATATGAAAGTTTTCAGAAAAAGTAGGTATTGCCTTAATATGCCTACTCATAAATATTTCATTTTTAGTTTGAAAATCAAGTATTTTGATCCTAGAATGAGCTGTTTTATGTTTATCCTTTTTTGTTTTACTTATTTGAGGCTTTTGATCTCTCTTTGCCTTAGGAAAAAAAATGGATTGTTTTTCAAATTGATTATGATTATGCATAGTTATTTGATTATTAGTAAGAAATTTTAAGCTATTATTTGACCTATTCACTAATTTCTAATTTCTAATTTCTAATTTCTAATTTTTGTGAGAAATCAAGAAATATCGGTTTTTATAAGTCTTCTTGATTTTTTCCTTTATCTCTAGATGATCTGTAAACCCAACCTGAACCATATGATCCACTTCTGTCTTTAAAAGCTCAAAATGGCCTTGACAGAAATCCAGAAAACCATCAGATGGCTTACTCATATGCGACTCAATATGAGAATCAATCGCCTCTATTAGCTCCTTCTGGGAACACACATAAGGCCGACGTTCTACTGGTGCATTTTTCTCAGTTCCTTTTTTTCGGTAATAATACCGTGCACTTTTAAACATTTTATCTTCAATCTTCCCCTTGTAATCCAAATTGGTAAGGCGGCGAATTTCGTTGTTAACTAAGTTTTCATTTGATTCGGTCCAATTTTTCCACGCTTCTTTGAAACTTTGGCGATCGTCGTATTGATGTACTTTGGAGAACTGAAAGAGGGAATCCATAAAGTCTTGAGTGAACTTGAAACGGTAAATCAGAATCATAGCGCTTTTATGATTGTCAATAATTTCGGCATCACTATATTTCTCTGAAATGGAATCAACATTATCAATATGTCGTCCATTTGAATCATCATCGGCTCTATTATGACAAAACCTAATATCATTGTTAATGCCATTAATATATGATGCAGAAATGAGAGAATCATTTTGTGTTTGAATCTGGTTCATTGGATGGTGTTATGTGGAATGTTGTACAACAAATTAATTAACTTAATTTTATTTCAATTTTTTATTCACCTACTACCCAAATGCTTAAAATGAAGCCAAGTAATAATAATTTTGAGAAAGGAAAAATAACAAAAGATTATAAGGTTTCTTGATTTAAGATTTGTTTTAAAATTGATTTAATATTATGAAATTATATTTTAGACATAAATCATTCATAATATTAAATGTCAACATCAATACCATCACTAACACCAACACCAACACCAACACCAACAAAAGATCCAAAACCCAAGAAGTCAGAAAAAGAGAACACATTAAAGAGTTTTGTTGAAGAAGACCAAGACATAAATGCAACTGCATATATTGCACAAATGAATTCAAAGGAAAAAATCGCTTACCAGATCGCAAAAGATCATCTTGGTACATCTTTCAATCTGAAGAAAAGTATTGGATACAAAGAATGGCTGAAAACCAAAGAAAGGAGCCAATTATAATATTTATATTTTGTTTGCCATGTAACTAATAAGGTTTTTCAGTTGATTTGTTATAAAAATATCTGTTTGTTGAGTTACATAAATATCTATTATTCTATAAGCTTCAATAATATCATCAACGCCTTTTAACTCATTTGATATTTCTAATAATGAAGTTTTAAGACTGTTTCTAATCCTAGGATTATCAGCTACAAATTTTTTTACAATCTCAGTTATATTAGGAGTAGTCTGAGATAAACCGCCAACCTGAGGTTGGATATTTGGAGCTTTTTCAGAATCCAACTTGTTTGTTCTAGGAGTTATTTTTATTTGTCTTCTTGGAATCATATTAATATAAGGTTAGGTTTTATTTATTTTCTATACTTATAGTCCACTTTGCATTCTCTTAAATTCCGCAAAACTCATAGCATATCTTTTATCCACCGCTTTCCTATCCACTTTTTTCAAAAAACTAAAGTTCATAATCTTACCTTCGCAAGAATAACGATTTGCCTTTTCTTTCAAAATCATATTTTCCTCATTTTCTGTTGTGGTGTTTTTGGCCCCATTGTTTTTTGCATCCCCTGAAATACCCGCCACCTTAAGTCCACTATCTTTATTATATGACTTCAGTTTTGCAAATACATTTTTCCTGACAGGAATATCATCAGTAGTCTTTTTGAGAAGTTTTTCTTCTTCTCCTTTCTTTTTTTGTTCCTTCTTGTCTTCTAATTTCTTCTGTGCATTCTTGATTTCCTCTTCCATATCTACGAAAATAGCCTTACAATTATGTAGAACTACATATTTGCGCGCAACAGTTTCTAAAAATCGGTACGGAATAGTACTGTCTGAATAATATGTGAAAACTTCGCGAGTGTTATCGTAATACAAGATCACATTACCAAGAGGCGTTGTCTCCATTACAATTGCAAATTTTAGTTCATCTAAGCGTTCCTTGGATAACTCAAATGACTCCAAAACTGCAATTTTGTCCTTGTATTTATCCTCATATTTGATGTCAGGTTTAAGTTTCTTCTCTTCATCAGAATCAATGTCATACTCAAGATCATCATATCCGAACATATGATTCATTTCTCTCATCATTTGATTATAAAATAGCATATAAAACCATAATAAGCCTTCTCTAAATGCCTGAATTTTTAAAAGTTCCGAAAAGAAAAAACCTGCTAACAAGAAGTATATTATATTGTATGTTTGACTATTTATTTCATTTTGAGAAAGCAGTGAAATTATTTGAAATTGGCTATTGTCTTCTTCTGGAAAAGTGTAAAATTCATTTATAATTAATTGATCCCCCATAATAATAGATTACCAATATGTTTATGTGTTTATTTTAAATAATTATTTATCACTATTTATCACTATTTATCACTATTTATCACTATCTATTTTGTCTACTAATGGCTACCTACTAGGCTACCTACTTCAGAACGTCTCATAGCAAACAAATCATCCACTTCCTGGGACAAATCAGCACACTTGATCAGGTCATAAGTTCCCCTCTTATTATTTGGATGCAGTCTGACAAGGTAAAGCTCATTCACAGTCTTACCATATTTGGTCTGCAAAATCTTCTTGTAAGTGTTCAGCTGCAGCGAGTAATGCCAGAAATTTGAGTCCGGTAAATGGTTGATGCATTCAGTAGTCGCACTTTTGCCCCAACCATTTGTTTTTGAAATCTCCTTGGCGCGTTTCCAGTCAAAGATGGTAAGGACACCTGTTTCTGGGTTCTCGTAGACCATATCAATGGACCCGGCAAGTTTCAAGTCCTCGTCATAAATCATCCACTCCGTTCTATACGGTTTAAGCTCAGGAAACGACTTGACAAAATACATAAAGTATTGCCATTCAATGGACTCGTTTACATATTCTGGATGATTGGCTTCAAAATAGTTTAGCAGAGTTTGGTGGGTCGCATTGGGTACAGGCTGGTTCATAAAGCACTCAATGTCGTAGTGGAGATCGGTCCCGGCGCCGCTGACAGCCTTTCCGTTTTCGGCCCATTGTTCTTGGATCTGCTCGGAAGTCAGACCCCAGTACTTGTTATCGGGGTTCCAGTTCTTGCCCTTCATCATTTTCTCAATCGTTCCGACCGCATCAAATTTTGGGAAATGATGGTGGTTGAATGTGGTCACTGAAGTGTAAGAGCTGTCAGGATCAGTAATAATTGTATATTTATGCGACGGCTCATCAAAGAGGAGACTTTCGTCTCTCTCGTGAGCATTGGCGATCTTTAGAGTGGGAAGCAATATAGATGGCATTTTGATTTGTATGTCTTGTTGTTTAGTAAATTGTACAACTAAAGAACAAGTGAACTAAGGTTTCAATTTTTTTGAAACCTTCCCCATTTTGATTCGGGAGCTACGCTCTAATAAGTGTGTTTTATAGAGTAAGACTGTTTAAACTAAATTTTTGAATAATCCTTCCTTGGTATTTGGCTCCACACCAACTTTTCAAAAAGCTGAGAAAATCCTTCCTTGGTATTTGGCTCCACACCAACTTTTCAAAAAGCTGAGAAAATCCTTCCTTGGTATTTGGCTCCACCTTTCCCAAAGGTGGATTTAGAATTGAAATCTCTCCAGTTGAGCTATGCGATTCTTTAGATCTTGGATTTCTTTTACCAAAACAGGTATAAGACCAATATAATTAATGGACTGCATAGCTTCGCCGTCTTTTTCACCTTGTACAAGCTGAGGGTAATGTTCTTTTAATTCGTGAGCAATAAAACCGATGGATTCTTTACCAGATTCTTTCAAATTATATTGCACAGGTTTCAAATTATCCACATTGAAAGCATCATCAAGAATTCTAATGTTTTCTTTGATACGGTAATCGGATGTTGCGTTAAATGCTATTGCAGTAAATAATCCACTTTTGTCTAAAGTAGCTTCATTTGTATCGCTGTCACCATAAGGTCTCAAATAAATCTTATGAATCTGCTCATCTGCACCTCTACCAGCATTCAAAAATAATTCATATGGATTAGCTGATAAATAACAATTTCCATTATTATTTCCCACATTCACCGCAGTCCCTCTAACTTCACCGTTTACATCTAAGTGATAAACAGGATCCGCCGTTCCAATTCCAACGTATGCAGTACTTGCACCAATAGCTTTGATTCTCATACCTTCCACAAAGGTATAAGTGTTGCTATAGCCAGCTGAAAATGCTAATGCTGATTGAAAAAAACCAGGACTACCAGCAATATCTATTGCTGAAATTCTACCTAAGGAAAAACCATATTGATCGTTAAAAAAACATATATCACTTGTACCTCCTTGATATGCACCTGTATTATTTACTAAACTTAAAAGAGGTCCTTGTGGCCCAAATACGTATAAAGGTGCAGATCTATCTGAAACGGAATTGGTGCTTGTTCCAATTAAGACATTATTAGCTGTAGTTGTTGGATACAAATCATTTGAATTTTGTGACCAATAACTATTGCCACCCGGTCCTGTATCTCCTTTTGGTCCTTGTGGTCCTGTTGGTCCTGCTGGTCCTGTTGGTCCTTCTGGTCCTGCTGGTCCTGTTGGTCCTTCTGGTCCTGTTGGTCCTTCTGGTCCTGTTGGTCCTTCTGGTCCTGTTGGTCCTTCTGGTCCTGTATCTCCTTTTGGTCCTTCTGGTCCTGTTGGTCCTTCTGGTCCTGTATCTCCTTTTGGTCCTTCTGGTCCTGTTGGTCCTTCTGGTCCTGTATCTCCTGTTGGTCCTGCTGGTCCTTCTGGTCCGGTTGGTCCTGCTGGTCCTTCTGGTCCTGTTGGTCCTTCTGGTCCGGTTGGTCCTTCTGGTCCTGTTGGTCCTTCTGGTCCTGTATCTCCTTTTGGTCCTGTTGGTCCTTCTGGTCCTGTATCTCCTTTTGGTCCTGCTGGTCCTGTATCTCCTTTTGGTCCTGCTGGTCCTTCTGGTCCTGCTGGTCCTTCTGGTCCTGTATCTCCTTTTGGTCCTGCTGGTCCTTCTGGTCCTGTATCTCCTTTTGGTCCTGCTGGTCCTGCCGGTCCTGCTGGTCCTGTATCTCCTTCTGGTCCTGCCGGTCCTGCTGGTCCTGCTGGTCCTTGTCCTGATGGTCCTGCGTCACTCATTGAACTACCATTAATAAAATACAATGTCCCCAAGTTCAAAATAGAATTCCCACTGAAATCAAGATGGCTTTCACTAACTATTTTAGAATTAGGTTGCCCAAGTGTATCTGAAATGGTTGGTTTATCACTATTTGAATAATGGCTCCTCACAATATTATTTGTCGCTGCTTTATCTAAACCACCATATTTTCTAAAAGACATTTATATATTTATATATTGAATATTAATATTGGCATTATATTCAAAATTCACAATTCTGGATCAAAATATTTTCTCTACTTATATTGTCCACATTTTTATCCTACATAAGATAAAAATCTGAGAAAAACCTTAAAATCTTTAGCTATATCAATGGGGTATAATATTGAGGTAGCGATTGACATTGAAAAACATCCAAATTTAACAGAAATTAAAAAAACAGTGACTGATAGTGCTCTAGATTATGGATGCGATCATTATTACTACTTATACGACTACCAAGGTAATTGTAAACAGAAAAGACATCACTGCATTATCGTGATAAATTATGAAGACGACTATCTGTTTGATTGTGCGAAATTGTTGAAGCTCCTTAAGAAAAATCCCGATCTACATATTGAGTGTATTTATGAAGACAATATTATTTGTAAATTAATTTATGCATCCAAATATTATTTATCTACAATGGAAAGAGAGAACGTAGTTAAATATAATAAGTTCAAGAGGGAACGCGGGTTTTCGGATAATGAAAATATGATACTGAATGAAATTAGAGCCTGAGTTTTTTGGAGGATCTATTGGAAGAGGGTCTATTGGAAGAGGGTCTATTGGAAGAGTTGTTACTGGTCAAATGAATACGATATGTCTTGGGTTTAGGTGTCTTGTATAAGAGACGGACACTCTTTTTTCCCCTTTTTAATGCCTTTTTCAAAGCTTTTTTGGATCCCCTTTTATGAGAACGTTTTTTGGGAGCCAATTCCTCCAAAACAAAACTAGGCAGTGCTAAGCTGTCAGGAGTCAAAGTAGGAATTCCAATACTTGTAGGTATTTCAATATGTGGGGGTTCTCTCAATGTAATTGGAGGTGCACTGAGATCAAATGCAGGATCAAATAACATTTCAGACACTGTTAGCACCTCTGGACTAGAACTATTTTCACTCCTTAGTTCCAAACCAGTCTTTGAAGCTTGTGGACTAATCCGAAATAATATTGGTTCGCCTTTTTGTTGAGGTTTTGGTTTAAATGGTCTAATATGTAATAAGTTACTTAGTTCTTCTTCCAATGAGGAAGTATTGGGGCCATCTGATGTAGAATGCATCATTATTGGTTGGTCTTCGTATTCATCTTCGCCTTCGTCATCGCTTTCTGTAAGAAAATCAGATGCCAGTCTTTTTTCAAGGGGTATAGGAATAGGTTTAACTCCTAAAATTGATGCAAGATCACTATTATTGAGCTGAAGATGCATCTTGTTTTTATTACAGTTTTTGGAAAAATTCAACTTGATATCAGCCTTTTCACCATCATAGTTGGCTTTCCATTTGATTTCATTTTCATCCTTCTTCCCGTGGTTATTGATAATTGTTTTGGTAATACCCTTATTTTCAATATATGATTGCATTTATAATTAAAGCATATTATAATTTTAGTAAAAGAATTAAAATAATAATATAGATTCTTTTTATCTTATGAATTTGAATATAAGTGAAATTATGACAGATGGTCTTCATTCAGTTCAAGTCCCTCCAATCCCTTCTCTATCAACAATGAGGAAACCACTTGTTGCCAGCAAACCAGTAGAAAAAAAGAAGGTAACATATGATGATATCTTATCTTCATTACAAATGAAAGTAATAGATGGTAAACTACAATTTGCCAGGGCTGATGCAGCTGAAATAGAACAAATAAGTCAACAACCTCATAATCATAATCATAATCAGAAAAAGACAGTGTCATTCAGCCAAGGGCAAATGTATACTCAACCACAAGGCAATACAAAGATAAATATGGCTCCAAAAACATTAAAAAATAGACACCTTCCAATCCCACAAGAATATGTAGAAGAAGAGCAACCACAAGTTCCAATGACGAAAAGAGAAGTAATTCTCCAGATTTTGGCAGCGAGGCAAGAAGCGGCAAGAGTCAGAGAGGTCAAGTCAACCAAGTTGATGTTTTCAACGAATAATGTTCACATTGCACCAACAGTTGCACCCCATATGAGTAATATGTTTTTCAAATTCAGATAATAAAATAATATCTATGTATTTTAATGAAAACAACCAAGACCAAAACAAACAAAAATAAAAACAAAACTATTAAGGCCAGAAAATCCAATAAAAGCTGCACTAGAAAATTATCAGCTGATCCTCGTGTTTTTGGACCAGAAATGTGGATTACATTACATAGGATTTCCGTTAACTATCCAAATAAACCTAGCAAAATTGTACAGGAAAACGCAGCCAAATTTATTGAATCATTACCTTATATGATTCCTTGCACTCATTGTGGATGTCATTTTTTACATTATCTTGAAAAACAAAATTTGCATAATGTGTGTAAAAATAGACATAATATTACAGCCTTTTTTGTAAATGCACATAATAGTGTTAGTAAACATACCAACCCTAAAAATAAGCCTTGGACAACTGAACAAGCGTTAAAAACATATAAATATGAAAATAAATGTTTTCACAGTAAGTTATGGAAAGGCTGTGACTTAAATAAATGTGCGAAAGGATTTACAAATATGAGGCCTTGAATTCATCTGGTGTCATAATGGGTATGCCTTTTTCTTTTGCTTTCTCAGTTTTATTACTTTTATCATCCTTGGATTTCACGATGAGTGCAAAGGTCTCGGAGTTCACATTGTCTTGTAAATGACCTCCCACTTCTTTTAATTTCTCTATAATTTCTTGATCGCGCACCTTGGTCATCACAATTTTCTTATTATACAAAGGGTGTGAACTATCTTTTTGTTGTTGTGTTTCACTGCTTGATGAGGCCTTAGACTTGCTTGTCAACTTGGAATCAAGACCACATTTTTGCAAGAAGGCTAAGAAGTCAGGAATATTTTTGACAAAGGTCTTCGCATTTACCTCTCCAATACCCTTTATTTTTATAAGTTTCTCATATTTTTGCTGATCCGATTCACCAGTTGCTTTAAGAATGCTTGGCTCATTGGCCATAATGAGTTCAATTGTTTTGCTACTGATTCCTCGTCCCAATTTATTGGACGCATTCATAATATCTATTAGTGAAGCCTCATCTAATTTATTGTGAATATTTTGCACAAATTTTTGGGCCAAGGTCTTGAACCCGGCCTTTTCAAAATCGGATTGTTGAGCATTGATAATTTTAGGCACACTGTCTAACCCTGATTCTATTAGCCTCTTGACGTTCCCCTTGGCCAAGCCTTCAACGCCAATTCCAACAAAGAATGCACTAATATTCTTCAATGTCACATCCGGATCCGAGTTTACATCTGCTAACAAAACATCCACGTGCTTATCACTCCATATATAAGGCTGTTCAGGCATCTTCGCACTTTCTGCAGGCATTGTAACAGCCTTAATATGTGGAATCACATCACCGCTTCGTATGATTTGTATTAGCGCACCAATACCAATCTTATTATCTTCTATGAATTTTCCATTGAAACCAGTCGCATATTCTATTTTCACTCCACCTAGATTAATGGGTTCAATTCTTACCCTCGGTTTCAAATACCCATCCTTGGAGGCCTGCCATAAGACATCAACAACTTTGGCCTCCACCACTTGATCTGATAACACCATCTTGAATGCGAATGCGTGATCTGGATTACCAGTTTTGCGATCGTACATCTTGTTATCTGCAACAATAATTCCGTCTATTTCGTATTCATAGTTAGTGCGCCACTCTATAAGAACTGCTGAAAGATTATCATTTGTTAGACTACTTTGATCCATCATTTCGTATTTGACCACTTCAAATCCGCTTTCATAAATAGTTTCTAATTGCTCACTTGGTTTCATTATTGGAACAACCAGCTCATAAACAACAAAATGTAGGTCATTGACTTTCTCATCATAAGTCTGTTTATTAATTAGACCTGATACCATATTACGAGGATTCGCAAAGGTGTCCTTGTACTTTTCGTCAAATACTTGTTTTGGAATAATGAACTCGCCACGCACAACGGTTCCCTTCGCATTAGGAAGGTGCAAATAAGGAATTAAATGACTGATATCTTGACCAACTTTGCCGTCACCACGAGTGTATAATTTAGCTTGTTTTTTAGTGCAGTCATAAAGACCACTGACACCATCAAGCTTACAGGAAATTAGGTAAGGTCCGGCATACTTTGCCTTCCAGTTAGCCAGGGCATTTGTGTCAGGCTTGATCTTATCCATAGACCACATTTCATAAGGGAGTTTGACCTTATTTTTGGTAATTTTTGCGCCGATAGAATCTACGACCTTGTTATCAGGGTATTTTTCTTTGATGTATTCTACTAAGATGTCGTATAAGTTATCGGATATTAGTGAGATATTAGAATTGTAATATGTGTCCTTGGTTTCTAAAACCATCTTATTGAGTGTGGGTTCATCCAATGATTCTAGTACTTTAATACCGTGTACTTTGAATGCCTCTATTTGTTCCATTATATGTACTCCCGAACTTAGTTTTATATTCTTTTTTCTTGAAAGTTTTGGTGGGCTTTTTTTCTCTTTTTGGGCTTTTTTTGAAATTGATTTTTTAGGACTTGGCTCTTTTGGTTGAGGTGTTGGTGTTTTCTCTCTTTTTCTCTCTTCTGATTCAATTTGTTCCACTATAACAAGCTTCTTTTTCTTTTTCTTTTTCCTGGATTCTTTTGGTTCTTTTGATTCTTTTGATTCTTTTGATTCTTTTGATTTCTTTTCCTTTATAGGACTCATAGAAAGTGCACTATCTTGTACTAAAACCAGCTTCTTTCTTTTCTTTGTCAATTTTTTCTTATGTGTTTTTGAGACTTTTTCAAAAATATTTCGCAATAACTCGCTAGTATTTGAATTATTTGACTCCATAATATAAGATGTTATAATTTGTTCATTTGTCTAAAACTAACTGGTGCATTTTTCTCAGTTCTTTTTTTTAAGCTCAAAAAAAATTGAATCAAAGTTATAATTATTCTTTTTTTGTACAATTACCACGCAAACATAATGTCATCAGTAAGATACAACGAACTATTTATTCAAGTGCTTGGCCAAATGGCTCAACAAACTGGAGCCAAGGGTGAGAATTTCAAGGCCCGAGCTTACAAGAAGGCTCAGGAAACCATTATGAACTTTGGTGGAAATATTACAAACTTGGAAGATATTGAAGATCAGCCTGGAATTGGCAAGTCCATTCTGGAGACACTTAGCAAGGCTATGACTCAGCCAGTTGTGGGTCCTCAAAAAGTGGTAGAAGATCCTCTTATTGTTTTGACAGGAGTATATGGAATCGGGCCAAAGAAAGCAGCACAATTGGTAGAAAGTGGCATAACAACTATTGCTCAGTTGAGGAAGGTACAGCAAAAGGTGCTCAATGATAAGCAGATTATTGGGCTCAAATATTATGAAGATGTTTTGAAACGCATTCCTCGGTATGAGATTGATGAATATGACAAGTTTCTGAAAAAGACTTTGATACAAACTTTATCTACATATGGCTTTGAAAAAGATGATTGTAGATATGAAATTGTTGGGAGTTACAGACGCGGTGCAACAGATTCTGGAGATATTGACATTATTATCACATCTAAAACTCCACAAATATTCGTACTTTTGATTGATAATCTAATAAAAAACAAAGTGATTTTGGAAGTGCTTTCACGTGGTCCCTCAAAGTGCTTGGTAATGGCCAAACTTCCTGGAGATTCTGCTGTGCGCCGTGTGGATTTCTTGTATTCACCACCTGATGAATATGCATTCTCAATATTATATTTCACAGGATCAAAAGAATTCAATACAGTTATGAGAGGCAGGGCTCTTAAATATGGTCTCACATTGAATGAGCACGGATTTCATCATATGGTTCAAAGCGAAAAAGGACGCAATGTAAAGGGTCCGAAGTTAACAAAGATGTTTAAAGATGAAAAAGAAATCTTTGACCATTTGGAAATGGTCTGGAAGGAGCCTCACGAGAGAAAGGATGGGTCTTGTGTTATTGGATTTGAAAATTTATAAATTAAATATTTGTGTGTTCATCCTACATAAATGTAGGTAAAAAGAGTATAACATATTAATAATAAAATATTTAGAAATTTAGTATAATTCTATAATATAATGAGAATTTTGAGTGTTTTTTCTAGTATTATGTGTTTTTTTATTGGTGGGTCTATTAGTGCAAATAATATTGAGGAACAATATGACTTGTCACAGTTCAAGCTTTTCCAGAAACTCTTCAATAAGGTTTATCCTACTTTAGAAGACTTTCATTATAGGTTTTCAATATTTCGTGAGAACCTAAGGGCCATTGTTTTGCATAACTTGGAACAAAGGGCAAATTTCACAATGGGTATCAATCAATTCAGTGACTTGACTGCAGAAGAGTTCCATTGGGAATATGTTGGTAAGTATGTGAGAGATTTTGATTATGATGATAATGATCAAAGTGGACTTTTGAGATTCGGTAAGAAGTGCCAGGCTTTTCAATACACCGGAGCTTCTGTTCCTGATCTAGTGGATTGGCGCAAGAAGAATGCTGTTACTTCAATAAAGGATCAAGGACAATGTGGTTCTTGCTGGTCCTTTTCTGCAACAGGGGCGATTGAAGGAGCGTGGGCCATTTCTACTGGAAGCCTTGTGAACTTGTCTGAACAACAGCTTGTAGATTGTGCAAATAAGAAGTACGGAAACTTGGGGTGCAATGGTGGTATGATGGACAACGCATTTGAATACGTAATTGATAATGGTCAGTGTGCTGATGCTGAATACCCTTATACTGCAAAGGCTGGAAGCTGTCATAGTTGCACAACTGTGGCGAAATTAAATGATTGTTATGATGTTCCTGCAAATAATCAGTTGGCTCTTAAAGAAGCGGTGGCTTTGAAGGGTCCTATTGCCATTGCCATTGAAGCAGACACTAAGGTATTTCAGTCTTACAGTAGCGGTGTTATTACTAGCTCTAATTGTGGAACTAATTTGGATCACGGAGTCTTGATTATAGGTTATGGAGAGGAAAATGGAATCAAATATTGGCTTGTGAAGAACTCGTGGGGAACAAGCTGGGGTGAAAATGGATATGTCAAGATTGCCAGGTCGGATACTACTAATGATCCTGGAATTTGTGGAATTGCTATGGAGACCTCTTACCCTAAGGTCTAGATTATTTGAAAATTATGAAAACAAATAATATATTTAGTAAAATTATTTAAAAAAATAATACGCTATTACTATAGGGGCCAAAGGTGCTCCCTTGAATCGGGTTGGCGCAGAGGAAGCGTGTCTGGCTCATAACCAGAAGGTCGGAGGATCGAAACCTCTACCCGATATTCATAGTCTTCAATCTACTGTTACTTTTTGAGTAATAAGTAGATAGAAAATTAAAGAAATATTTTTTGATTACTTATTTTGTTGCATTTGTTATCAAAAGTTTAAACACGATTAGTTTAGTGGTAAAATAAATGATTACCAATCATTAGTCTCGGGTCCGATTCCCGAATCGTGTAATCAAATATTGCAGAAATCATATTCTACAATATTTTTCAGATCCATTTTCAAATGGCCATATAAATGTGACCGAATCTTAGACATTTGTGCAGAATCTTGATCAAAATTGAGACCAGTCAATTTTATCACAGTGCGCGAATACAATTCGCAGAGCTTATCACTGGTTTTCATTTTATCGGCATTTCTCTCTTTCCAAGCTGATAATTGAAGCCATAATTTCTTATGAATATGTTTTACAAACAAGCTGAAATCATCTGGACTTGCTTTTCTCCATCCATTTTGGTCAGATTCTTTGTAGAAGATATAAAATAAGTTAGTTTTTTGATGGAAACAAGTGATGGGAACATCTTGAACACAGTTCGTATTTTCATTAATAATATCACAAATTGCCTTTACAACATTTTCTTCAATGAGTAAGTCAATATGTTCTGGATTAACGACCAATTTCTTTTGCCATTCACAAAATGGTTCAGCTATGTTTCCCCGATTTGTTGTAAGCCATTCTACAACATCTATGCTCTTCCTTTTCTTGTCCAGCCATTTCTGTATTTCTTGCATTTTTGATTCTAAGACCGCATTTTTTACAGCGAGTTCTTGTACAATCTTGTATAACTGAATATGGCTTGGAATATCACTGTTTTCCTCGGCATCACACTTCTTTTCGCGATTACTACAATAAACTATTTCACATAATAGGACGTGTCTATCATGTGAAGTTTTCCTGGTATGTTTTTTCCCGCAATGTTGACAAACATATCCAGTTGTACTCTTGGGTTGAATTTGCATCATCTTTTGTATTGTGTGCAATTCATAATATGAAATGTTTTATTTTCAATTTTTAGTATTAATGATTATATTTATGATTAAAATATTATATTATATTAACAATGTCAGGAATTACCAATGAAGATTATTCAGGATCACCATACACTGTTGCTCCTCCTTGCAAATCTTATGGATGTAATCAAAATTTAAGTTCAAGTGATGCTGCATCTCAATACCAGCGTTTAAAAATTATACAAAACACTGTGCGTGTTCCTTCTTCTCTCTATTCAATGAATTTAGGTGCTTTAAATGTTTATCAAAAACCGTTTCCTTTGTACAATGTCAATTGGAATCAAATGAGTGACAGAAAAGAGCGCCATCATCAACCAACCATTGTTACAGGTGGAAGCTTTTATCACGGAAGCAGTACTAAAAGTACAATTACTAGATGTCGCCCTGGTGCTGGATGTCCAGGTGGATATGGAGTGGATATCAAACATAATTCGTATGATCGTTACTTGAATCGTATTAAAGGTAAGGGACCAGTTCGTCGTGGTCCTATTCCACCTGGATTCGGTACACCTCTTGCCAATTTGGATCCTGCTGTTCAAGGGGGTAAAACAATGAAGACCAGTATTATAGCTGGGTGCAATTGTCCTATTGTATCTGAGGTTGACCAAGTATCAGAAGAAGTATTATATAAAACATTGGCATCACCATTGAATTTTAATGTGGATTATGTTTTTTCGGTTGGTCAACAAGTGTATGCAATATTGTTAGAACAAGGTAAGAGTTATTATGCCGAGGCAATTATTACTGCTATTAATAATGGAAGCTATACTATTCAATTCCTAGATGGTACAATTGGTTATAGAACAGCAAATAATTTACTAGTTTATTTCCCTTGTAATTGCTCCAATCCAAATGTTGTAGATTATTTGTTTTCTGGAAATTATGTTTTAGAGAGTGATGTATTGTTACCTTGTTATTTACTTAATAATTTTATTGGAGGTGGAAACTATGTTAATATTCTCAAACAATTTTTCAGTGACGGGACTTATTTTTCTTCTTCATAAAACATTGAGTTGGTCAAATTATTTAGAGATTTAATAAAGTTAAGAGATTTTTATGTTTCCACATTATATAAATATGCCTGCAAGAATATCTATGAATATTTCCAATAGTGGCTATAATGCTAGATTGGCTTCTCAAATTGCCGTTCGCTCTGTAAATAGTCAAGTCAATAATGGATTTAGAGGCCCAACTGTTGGGATGAATTTGATGGCGCCGATGATTGGTCGCGTTGCGAGTGCCAAGGCTAGTTGCGGTGCGTGTGGCAAATAATCAACCCCAACTATCTTGATTCGTTAGCTTTTATCAATTTGGCTCCACCTTAACCCGAAGGGTAGTAGGTGGAAATTATTATGTAGTAATATAGTATAAATGCCTACGATCCCAACTCCCGTCAATAGAGCCAATAGTCTTTCTACAATTACCAATTATATTCCTACTCCAATTGGATTTCGTTTCAATAACTGCAACAATACACTATGCTACACATACAATCACAGTTATGTTTATAAACCACATAGTGCCTACGGACGTGTAGGAACAAGTGCGGCAGGTTACTTGGCCAGTAGAAAAAGGCTTTAAAAATAAATCCATATAAATAATTATTAATATTATTATTTATATGTCTGAATGTGAAAATAATTTTATTTTTGAATACGAAAACGGGTGCGATGCTTTATCCAATATGGCTGACTGCGATGAAGTTGAATACAGGGATACAAATTATGCAAAGGCACTTTTAAATCCGGTTCCTAGAAGAGTTCAACAAATGAGTAAGATTCAACAAGAGGCACTTGAATTGTTTAGAAAAAAAAATCAAGATTATGGTGATTCATTTGCCACTTATGGATCTGTCGGAGTTATTGTTCGCATTGGAGACAAAATCCAGCGGCTTCTTTCTGTTAGTAATAATGGTGTGGCGCTTGTAAATAATGAAAGTCTAAGGGACACGCTGATTGACTTGCATAACTATGCGGCAATGGCAATAATGTTGATGGATTCAACTTTTCAAAAAAGTTGAACAAAATACACCTTTTCCACCTTTTCCACCTTTGGGAAAGGTGGAGCCAAATAGACCTTTGGGAAAGGTGGAGCCAAATTCAGCATTTACACCTTTTTACATTTCAAACGCCTGAATTGTTAGTAATTGTTTAAGGATAAACAATAGTAACACCTGCTTTTCCAAAAAATGTAACTGTTGGTGGAGATGGTGTGAATGTAATTCCTGAAATAATTTG